AACTCGTTGCGTGGGCCGAGCAGTATAGCCCCGATTACGCTGGGGCTGTAACGACATTACCCTGAACAAAAGCGACGAATAAGTGAACCATGCCTCTCCAACGCAACCAGCCGTCGCCAGAACGCCAGAGCGTCCTTTCGTTTGTATCACCAAGCGTTGCGGACCTTCTGTTTTACGAGACCGTTGATGCCAAGACCGTTGGGGCTGGGGGCGGTAAAACGGTAACATCTATCTCGTCTGCTACGCAGGCGGTTGAGGTTACGGCTGGTGGCACCTATGACGGGGACTACCACGAATCGGGGTTCCTTGTTCAAGTGACTTCTACGGCCCACGGTTATGTTGTTGGGGATGTTGTCACTGTTATAAACGCCCCAGACGGCAACAACGGCCTTAACGCAAATGGAACTTTTGAGATAAGGTCCAAGACAGACAACAATTTTGTTTATTTTGTCCGTGGGTCTGGTTCAACCAGCACATGGGACGCTGCTGATGTTACAGCGGCCAATACCATTGTTTACAAATCCCACCCACAATACGGGACCGCACACCCTGACACGGAAAAGTTCCCCACCCACAAGCTGTGTTATGTGAAGCAGGCCGACGGCGAAGGGCTATATTTTGAATACTACTATGCCGCTGAACGCCTGCACCAAGACGATTACAACTTTGAATACAGCCAAGCGGACTTGGGTGGGAACAAATATGATACCGTAGTGCGGACCTATGTGACCTTGCGGTCTGATTTTGCTGACGCCGACACTGAGTATCCGGCGGGGGGTGCCATGCCTGACCCGCTCAATCAGTTTGCAGACACCCATATTCTGCTCACACGCCAGCAGAAGCGCATCGGGGATCAGGAATTGGACGGCCTCTTCGTTGTCGAGCAGCGGGTTTACTTTAACCGTCAGGACATCGTTACCCAGAAGCTGGACTCTGCCACAGACAAGGTTCTGGAGACTAAGATAAAACTTTACTATCGTGGTGAAGCTGGGGCCGACCTTACGGGTTCATCCGCTGCAATAGAAACTGCCGCAGACGATCCCACCGCGTGGGGTCTGTCTGCTACGGGGGTGAACAAGGAAGTCCAACAACTAAGTCACGACTGGTGGCAGGTTACCGTGCAGGATGTTATCCCGCAGGGGCTTACTGACCATCTCGGCGGCAAAGTTATCAGGGATTATTACACATATCAGAACTTCACATGGCCTGCTGTGCTAGATGGTCTGGTTTTTACATCAGTTGCTAGAAAAGACGGCGCTAACAATACTGCGGTGACTGCTCGTATGAAAGAAGGGAAGGGGGGTCACAGCGGCCCGACCAAGATGAGGGTCCGGCAAGTATGGAAAAGCACTGTTTTTTCTGAAGGCACCATACCTGAACCCAAGGTTTTCAAGACGACTAGTGGGAGATACACCGGGGCGCTATATAGTGTAAGTGTTAGTAATGTGCTGAGTGGGCCAATTACATTGACTGACTTTATTGGCACCGAGCACCCTACATTTAAGATGGGGGATTATGCGTTCCCCAAGCCTTGGCTTCTGGCATCTGACCCGACGGACTGGCCGAGTAGCTTTGTCGGGTCTGCCGCCCAGAAGCCTTTTCGGGGCGGCTATTTGCTGGAAATCATAGACGTTTACGCACCTTAATGGCACAGGATTTTAACCCCGACCTCAGTGTTTCTTTTGACGCGCTGCAAAGGCCGATGCCCACGCCGGAGCAACCTTCCGGCTCCATTATCGGCAGTGCCGATGCTAACTCCCACCGCCCTGAAGAGGATGAACTTCGGCACCGCCCCCATGCGTTTGCGCTGATGCACGGCTCGGACGGGGCCAAGGTTGCTTACGGGCAGTTGCTTTGGAGGATTGATGAGCTTAACCTTTTTTATACCCTCTCCGCTCCAGACACCTTATTAACAGAGGATATTGATACATGGCCTACGGGAACATATGAGGTTACGGGCAGCGGCCCCGCAACTATCGAGATCCCCGCTCGTGGAGGCCCAGTCCCCATCACTAACTTAGCCCATACGCACGGTCAATCGGGACAAGCAGCCGTAGGCGGTCTAAATGTAAAAGTCCCTACAATAAACACGGAAGACGGGGCGGTAATGTCTTCGGGGATTAACTTTAACGACAACGACACAAAATACCACCAACTGGACGGGTATGGTGACGTTTACCTTTACTGGAAAGTTGACCTTGACGATGACGATAACGATAAGGTCACCAAGTGTTGGGTGACGGTAGACGGGGGGACGGCTCAGTCAGACATACCTGCTGTAGATAATTCTTTCACCGCACTTGACAGACAGAACACTGGAAACGGCACTATTGAAGTAGGAACATACCGTGTAAAGTTAGGGTCTGTGAACGAAGATGAACAAGTGACCCAAGACATATCTAGTGACGTTTATTGGTCGATCTTCCTCTTGATGAGGGTAGCCGATGAGGGAAGCTAAGTGCGCTTGTTCTTGTTTTGAAGGGGGCAGTTTTACTAAATACTCTTTCCCCCCTAGTGGGTTCAAGCCCGAGCTATTTTTAATAAGCCCTAAAGATTTTCTGGGCCTCGCCACGTTTTTGGCTAAAGAAGAACGCACTACCGCGAGAGTTATTTTTAACAGGGGGGTTCCTTTTTTCAATCTTCCTCATCTGACGCTACAAGACGGCAGGGTCACAGAACACGCGGGAAGGCACAGGGCTACGGTCTTGCTGGATAATGGTTACACAACTATGCCTGTCAGGATTTATTCGGTTAAAGACAAAGATTTTCCTGACTACATAAAAGCACAGGAAACCGCAAAAGACCCTGACTTCACGATCCCCCTGCCCACTGGCCTGACCCTTGACCCTTGACCCCCCATCTGCTACTTTGAACCATGGCCACATTGACCGTTCAAGGCGTCGAGGATGCCCTGCTAGACGTATGCGGGTCCAAGGGTGCTAACTCCGCCCAGTTCCTGAAAGAACTGAATCTGGCCCTCCCACGCCTCTACAATATGGGCATGTGGCGCGACCTCGTCTTTGAGGATGTTGTCACCACCACGGCCAGCACGTTCACTATCCCCGACGATGCTGAGTCAATTATTTCGGCTCTTGTAGACACGGACGGGAGCACTACTGATTATTCTTACCCTCGCGCAGTCCGCAGCCAATTCCACGACTACCGACTGGCTGGGCGGGACGACACGGCTGGGGAGAACACCATGGCTGCTTTCGGGATCGTGGACGACGGCTACTCAGCAACGGTCGAGGAGCCTGTGGATGGGAAGACCTATTCCTTGACCTTGAGCCCAGTCAGCCCCGCGGCACACCTCCCCGCATCTGGGACCGTTCATGTTACCTTTTCGGATGGGACAAACACCTCCGACCCCACTTCGCCCCATTCTGGTTCTGTGGGGGGTAAGTTTACTTGTGGGAGTGAGGCTAGTCTTATAACGCACCCGCATAATGTCGATATAACCAGCATCAGTGAGATAAGGGTGGGGACGGCTAACTTAACAGACCCCGTTAAGTTAACTTGGGAAGAGACAGGATCTTCGACTTCTCTGGTCGCCGCCAATGATCTGCAAGAAGCCAACCAAGTCACCCGTTACCGCCGCTACCGGATCGACAACAGGGATTCCAAGACCATGTCGCTGCGGCTGCTCCTCAAGCGGAAGTTCAAAACGCTGATCGACAGCACGGACGTTGTCTACATCTCCAGCCTCAACGCAATCAAACACGCGCTCCTTGGCTCCATTGCCGAAGAGAACGCAGACGTTGAGCGGTCCAATTACCACTGGTCCGTGTGCCGCGCCTTGCTCGACGAGCAACTGGACGCACACCGTGGCGCGGCCAAGCCCGCCATTAGATTTGATCCCTCTGGTGTGGGAGCCTACACCAGTAACATAATGTAACCCCTACCATGATCCAATACATCACCGAGAACAAAGAGGAGCTTCTGCAAATCGTTGCCAGCGTCATCGCTGTGGCCTCCCTCATCGCCACCATGACTCCAAACGAGTCCGACAATAAATGGGTAAACCGCATTTCTTCCGTCGTATCGTGGCTCGCCCTCAACGTGGGCAAGGCTAAGAGCAAGTGAAGACGTTCTTCCGTCTTTTAACTGCGGCACTCAATGCCTACATCGAACATGTCCGACTGCAACGAGACCGACATCTCGACGCTTTGGAAGATCGCCTTGATGGCCTTGCTTCCATTGGTGACGCTCATAGCAAGTTGCTCATCGAGCGGGTCGCTAAACGCATCGAGCGCGAACGCAAGCGCCTTATACGATCCACCGACAGTAACTCTGATTGACGGGCAGTCCTACCAGTTCAAAGAGGGCGTCCTTGTTGGGCGGAAAGATCATAAATTCCACAGCGACTACAGCTATCGCCGTGCCGTAATCATTGGAGAGAAATGATAATGAACCCCCGCATCATCGACTCCTTGATAGGAATGGCCGCACCCACCATCGGGCTTATCACGAGTATGCAGGAACAGTTTGAATACTGGCTGCGAGTTGGCTCCTTAGTCGTTGGCATCACGGTCGGCCTTGCCTCCTTGTATCGGCTGCTCTCTAAATACAAGAAATGAAAATCGGGTTAGCATGTGGCCACTCACGCCTTGGCGATCAGGGGGCATACACTACAGGCGATTACGTCCTGTCTGAATGGGATTTCAACCGCGACATGGTCCGCCGGATTGGGCATGTGTTGAGCAACAACCACGGGTGGGCCAGTGGGGGCGATTACGTTATCTACGACCACTATCCCGCCCGAAGCTACACCGGAGCAATTAACTATCTGGCTCGCAAGCTCAAAGAAGACAACGTCGGGGCCGTCATAGAGCTACATTTCAATTCCGCCAGTCCATCTGCCAAGGGCCACGAGTGGCTTTACTGGCATACCAGTAGCGGAGGGAAGCGGCTGGCCGAAACCCTGCGTGATGAGATGGAAGAAGCCTACCCAGACATGAAGTCTCGGGGCGCTAAACCACGCGGCCCGAAACAACGCGGCAGTTATCTGCTCCGCAAAGTCCCGCCCTACGCCGTTATCGCGGAACCTTTTTTTGGGAGTAACGTGCGTGAGTGGGAGATGATTAACGACAGTCGAGACAAGCTGGCCGGAGTCTACGCCCGCGCCGCCATCAGGTTTGCAGAAGGATGAGCATCCCCAAGAGCATAACTATCGGTGGGGTTCGGGTCCGAATCCGGCTGGGGGATCTAGGGGACGACGACTGTTATGGAATGTATTCCCACAGGCGAAAGCTCATCACCATCGACAAGACACTCAAAGGAAAAGAACTCCACGACACCGTCCGACACGAGATGCTCCACGCCAGTCTCGCCATCTCCGGCCTCAGTTATTCCGAATCTTACGAGGAAGAGAGCATCGTGAGGTGCATGGACGAAATCTATTTTCCAGCGTGGGAAAGATTCACAAAACGATTCCAACAAAATAATGCCTAAGAGGACAAAGAATACTTTCAAGCCGCATCTGATGTATCACCCTAAGACGGGCAAGACATCTCGTGCAAACACCTACGCCCAGCACATCGCGCTTGGGAAGAAGGGATACGTCCACTCATCTTCCAAAAAGAAGAAGTCGTCCCGTGTCCGCGACTCTTTTCCTGAAGCTGTCGAGAAGAGGTTGAAGGGCGGCTACTGAGGTTGTGAAAAAGAAACTGCCTCGCCAGTTCTCAAAAGAGGGCAGGGGCAAGCTCATAAAGTTCAAACCGAACTCCGAGAACGTAAAGCAGGCTTTCGAGCGAAGTCAGAACCTTGGGGTGCTCCCGAACTCATTCACCCGTGGTGCGGGGCGCATGACGGGCTTCCTTGGTGAGATCGCATTTGAGCTTCTTTTCCCCGACTCCAAATACGTTGGCAACTACAGCCGCACCCATGACTACTTAATGGGGAATAGAAAAATTGACGTAAAGTCCAAGACATGCCGCGATACGCCCAAGCCCCATTTCACGGCCTCTGTAGTCTGTCCTGAAAGTAAACCCCTCAAGGCCAGCCACTACTTTTTTGTTCGTGTCCGCAAGGATCTGACACGGGCGTGGATGCTGGGCTGGATCACCAAGAACCGCCTGATGGAACAGGGCGAGTTCAAACGTAAGGGCGAGGAAGACGACTACGGGTTCACCTACAAGGTGTCGGGGTGGCACATTCCGATCTCCAGCTTACGGTCCCCGTCGTCACTATGACGTAACCACAACGGCGGGGATAATGTCATATTTCTCCTCGATACTGATCGTCCACACCTTGCCGCCGCCGCGCCCAACCGACTTGACCGGACGAATATGTGTGTTGGCTTTCCCTGCTTCTTCCAACGCCGACATCCCGCGCCGGACGAATTCAAGGTTGTTAGACATCCCCACGTTACGCCCGTTGTTGAAGTCATGCAGCGTCACCTGAAACTCGGTCAGGGTTCCTTCCCAACTCTTCAGTGTTCCATTCAAGGCGCGGCACTTCTTGGCGAAGAACTCGACCAGTTCCGCTACTGCCGAGCGGGACGAGTTGTCGTAAGCGGCTGACGATACCGAGATGTCGATGAAGCTGACCACTCCGAACCGTCCGTATGCCTCGATCTCCTGTGGGACCGTCCAGTCCAGCAGCCACTTCCCGAAGAAGGGGAGTTCTGTCTTGATGGTGGCCTCCAGCATTTTGTTAGGCGGGAAGTTGCTTGTGGCAAAATCACTCACTTTTAAGGCCATGAGCTTGTCACGGTTGCTACTGTCAAGGGCGGGTATCACGGATAAGCTGTTGGCGTCCATGTTCAATGACATGATTACCCGTCCTGCCCACGGGACCGAGATGGAATCTGCATACTTCGCCATATACTCGATGCGAGGATTTGCCACGGCCCGTTTGATGAGTTCAGTTGCTTTCCGTTGATCCTGAAAGGAACTGGCACTTGTCGTGTCGTCGATCACCCATGCCGCTACGCGGCCCAGATCCCTGTTGAATTTTGTGTGGCCGGACAAGTAGTCAGACGCGTCGGAGAACCCACCGACGAGGCCCGAGATAACTCTGTTAGATAACAGGCTTTTGCCCTTGTTGGTGGGTCCAACCAGAATGAGTGCCTGCCCCTGCATCGTTTCCCGCTCAAGGACGGCTTCGTAGAATCTCTTTAACCACGCGTAGAAGTAATCTGTTGTTGGTCGTGGCGTGGAGTTTTCAAATAACTGGGATAGCCACGCGTGGAGGAACGGCCAGTTCTTCGGGTCTCCGTCGTCAGCAGGTTCCACTGGTTCAATGGTTGCGGTGTTCAGGATGCGGTTGCCGTTGCATTCCACCACGCGGTCCTTTGAGAAGATAACCGGAGCTATTTCCGTTATACGATTCTGGTTACTGATTACGAGGATCGCAGCCTCAACCTCCGACAGGGGTTTGCCCTTTTTCTGTTTCGGGCAGAAGCCCATTTGCCTGAGTTCCAGAACGAGTTGGTCCCTTGGTATCTCAACGGCGATGTTATCTAACAGCTTGAAGAACCGCTTTCCGTTGAACCAGTATTCGTCGAGGAGAGCGCCGAGCTTCTTCTGCTCATACTCTTCGACAAAGGATGGGCCAAAGATGTCGCGCCACGATATGAATCCGCGCCCCGCCCTGTCGCTGTAGCAGATCATCCCATCATCTGTAACCTGACAACCTTCACGGTCGATCCCATCGTCGATCCAGAACAGTGGCCCCCTGCTCCCGACTTCAAATGGACCCACCCACCGATGCCCATAGTCGGATCTTACCTTCTCTGCGACAACGTCAATAGGGATGGCGGTGTCCCCAGATTGCGGTGGGCTGGTCTCGGCGGCTTTAAGGAGGGCTGTGTGGACTATCGCCTTGGGCAAAGGCACCCCGATCTTGTGCCAGTCGGACCCTAACTCAAAATATTGTGACGGGTTTAACGATGTCTCGTCGAAGCCAGCGAAGATTTTGTTCAGCTTCAGGATCTTCTTCATCTCCTTGGCGAACGCGGCAAACATGTCCGGTGGCACGGGGATCGCTTCCGCGAATTCCCAGACCAGTCGGATATACCCGCTGTATGTTTTTGACCTCCATGTCGGCAGGCTATTCGCGCAGATGGTCGCTATCTTCCCGTCCACCAGACTCCAGTCCACGGGCGCGTCGTAGTCCGCTACGATGCCGTAGACTTTGTTGGTGGGGTTCTCGGAGGATACCCGTTTTGATGGGGCGCGTCCCTCGACCGTGGAATAAAATACGTGTTTGGTTTTTGTATCCGCACACCATGCCCTGTATTCCGCTTTGGAAGAAAACGGCGGGACTGAAGGTTTGAATTTGGAAAGGTCGGCGGTCTTCCTTGCGGCGGCACTGCGTAGATTTTCAATATAGCGGTAGGTCATTTCGTGTAGCGGGTTAGTATTGCCCCTTCAGCCGCGAGCGGGATGTCAGCAATCCATTCCGGTGGGGTGGACATGATGCTCAGGATGTCGGCCAGCGCGGCGTCTGCCTTGTCGGCGTCTGATTCCACCACGATCTCATCGTGAACGTGCATGATGACGTTATGCCCCGCAGCAGCCACCCTGACAAGCATGTCCGAAAAAATATCTCGGGCCAGAGCCTGCGAAGCATTCTCAGCTATAAACCCGCCCCACAATTTGATGGGGATCATCTTGGCCCCCTTGGGGAAGTGGGCTGTGTGTTGTGTCCGGCCCCCTTCAACTTTGTCTGCGGAAATCAAACCGTAGTCCAGCACTCTCCCGCTCGGTAGATCCACCGTGAACGGTGTGGGCATTCCCTGCTCCGATAGGTTATATGCGCCTACAATGTCGTTGTTGAATTCTCGCCATAGTTTTGTCACTGAATCCATTGAGCTACGATAAAGATCGACTGCCGCGTTTGCCTCTTTCTGTGTCATTCCCGACATGTCTGCAAACCGTTGTTTCCCTGCCCCATAACCACACCCCAAAACCATCGCCTTAATTTTGTGCCTGAGTTTGGGGTCTTGCTTGAGCGGCCCGTTCTCTTTCTCCCACCGACCAAACCGGATCGCAAAGGCTTCATAAATATCATCACACTCCTCGATCTCCGTGAGCATGTTCCCGTCCCCAGCCAGCCAGCATAATGTCCGCACCTCGATCTGGCTCAGGTCGGCCACCACTAACCTCTTATCTTCTTTTGTAGATATGAGGTGTCGGAGGTTGATCCCGAACATTTCCTCCCTTGGCAGGTTCTGGAGGTTCAGGTTTCCCCCACTCCCACTGAACCGCCCAGTGTGCGCTCCAAAATACATGAACCCTCCGTAGTATCTCCCGTCAGGCATGGTGGCTACGTCGAAGCTCTCGACCTTCTTTTTGAGTGCGTTGATTCGCCTCCAGTTCTGCGTGGCCTCAATCCAGTCGTGCTTCTGACTGTTGTATTCAATCCACTTCTTGCTCTCTGGGTTGGTCTTCGCCAGACTCGCAGGCGGTTCCAGTCCGACCTTCTGGCACTCCTCGTCAAACGCAGCGCGGCTAAGGAGAGGTTTGCTTCCGAGCCACGGGATATTGGACTCGGCCTCAAACAACTTCTCGTTGATGGTCTCCAGTTGTTTCTTCAAGAGGTCCGTGTCGATAGGGATTCCTCCCTGACAGATCCTCCGGTTCAGGGTGCTAATAACCCGTTCCTCCTCCGGCCAGCGGTCACCGAACTCCTCCCACAAGCGGAGACAAAGCTCGGCGTCCTTGATCGCGTATGCACTGACCTCTTCGCGGAACTCGTCCGTCATCGACTCCCACCTCTTTCCGCTCATGTTGTCGCGGGTGGACTTGTCGATTTCTAATCCAAAAGCTGCATGACTCGCTCCCTTGAGCGAGCGAGGAAGGCGGCAATACGCCGCAAGGTCCGCCGTGCAATGCCATTCGGCTGGTTGGACTTCTGGCCACCACGATTGGGCCGTGCCATGTAGATATAAGGTTTCATCGAATGATGCGTTGTGGCTCAGGGCCGTATTACCAATAAGTAAATTCCAGTTAAACTTTTTGGGGTGTCCGACGAACTCCGTGCCGTCGGTTCCTTTTACCGTCAACAGGTAGGCGTCGAAGTCTGGGTGAGAGAAGTAGCCCAGTGGGCCGAGCGTCTTTATGCTGCACCTTTTGTCGTAGTAAGTTTCGTAGTCGAGAGCGTAGGTTTCCATGGTTCCAAAAAGAAGCCCCCACCGATAGTTACCAGATCAGTGGGGGCTTTTAAGTGCGGTGGCTTTTATGCGATTACCACCAAGGCGATGCTTTAACCAGAACAGTTAGAGAACACTACCGAGTAAACTCCGACTGCCCCGCCGCAATACCTGATCTGTTACTCCTCCTCCTTGACCACATCAACTTCTTCCCCGTCCATGACAAGCGTCAGGTCTAACTGGTTCCTGTCTTCAGTTGGAAGGGACATGCCGATGGCACCAGCCAATGCGGCTCGGATGGAGATGAGCTTGTGCTTACTTTCGTAGGCCGTATTGATGGAGTTGTCGAGTTCGTCGATCATACCACTAAGCATGACGACTTCCTCCTCCACTGTCTTTTCGTCGAAGTCAGCCACTACCTTGCAAAGTTATTGGTGAACTTCTGAACAGCCTCACTGGTCTCCTTGTCGGTGAATGTGAGGGACGGAGCATACCACGAATACTTGCCGCGAGAGATGAGCGAGGACGTAAAGTCCCAGTATCTCGTCGAGGGAGGTGTTTCGGGGTTGAACAGGGTAAACGTAGCCAGCCTTTTGAAAGTCTGGCGATACGCGTCCTTGGCGACGTTGATGCGACCAAGGGCGTAGAGTTTATCCCCGATAGGGAACGGGTAGGCGGCCCCTACATCCGTCTTGTCCGGCTTCTCAAAGAGAAGCGTGATGTCCGCGAACTCCAGCATTGGGTAGTCCGAGGTCTTGGCGATCTCGTCCCGCTCCTCCTGAGAGTGAGCGATGCGAGGCATCTCATCATCGTCGTAGGGAATGTCTTCCCGCCAGCCCTTGATCACGGAGATCGGGATGGTCACAACAGCCGTCTCCGGCTCTGCGATAACGAACTGTTTATCCAGAACGATGGACCCAAAGGGCGCGTCGATCTCGGATGTTTTTTGCACAACATTGATCCGTGGAATCTCAATGTCCGAGGGCTCTATCATCATGCTCGCTGGGGACATGATTTCCGTTGCCGGAGCTTCCTTAATTTTCCCTGCCATTTCTTTTTGTGTTTCGTGTTTCGTTGATTAGGAGAGGGTGTGCCTCGCCTGAGATGTGGTGACTATACCTGCTTCCACGCAGGCGTCAACAAATTCTTTAGAAATTCTTTTCTGATCTTCTTTTGCCCCCTTGGCTCCCACCGCCTTGGCGAGCTTTGCGACGGGCAAGTTAGCTGCTTCCAGCACCTCTTCCTTGTCCAAGCCGAACTGCTCCGCGATCTCCACCAGCCCCATGTTATCTTCCACCCGCTTGGTGGCCCCCATGTTCCTTAGACGTAAAGTAGGAAACTCAATACCGTTCTTAGCCATGTCCACGGCCCTCTTCTTCAGGCGGTCAGCCCAGTTGGAAACCATCTTTGCGATGACCCATAGCTGTTCGACTACTTCGGGGTCTTCCACTTCATCGAGGTCAACGTCCGGCAGATCAGTATTGATCTTCTTGGCCACAGAAACCACTAACCCACCTAGCGCGGGGCAAGCATCTTCGTGACGGCAGAACCGACAGTTCACTGTGGGGGTTAGGTCGGATAGCTCCGGTGTGCCGTCGTTCCATTTAGGCCGGACTTCTTCTGCTTTCTTGATTGTCTCGGACAGTTTCCTGACAAGGGCGGGGATGTCTTCCCGCGTGAACGTGTGAAACAGCGTCTCGTTCCGAACGGGGACGTAGAATACAAACGTGATCTCGTCCAATTCTGGGAACCGCTGAAACGTGCCTACGGTGTAAGCCTGCGCCTGCCAGTTTTTTTCCGGTGGGTCGATCATTGAGATCCCCGTTTTGTAATCCGCTTGGATTGCTGTGTTGTCGTCAAAAACAGTCAAGCGGTCACACGTTCCCCAAGTTTCTGTCCCTTCCAGTTCAACGGTCAACTGGATCTCCTTGAAATCTTCGGTCTGCTTTCTCCCACTTTGGGCGTAGTTGGCGAGGAATGCTTCTTCCTCCTCCATTATCTGCTCATAGATTGAAACCTCTTCTTCGCTTTGGAGGTTGGAGGTGTCGTTTATTTCTAACGCCTCGTGTATCCGTGTCCCCTTTTCGGCAGCCGCGTTTGTTCCGCTTCTCCCGTGATACCCCGCACATCCTGCTACATACTTGAGCGATGATGGGGAGAATTCAGCGTGGTCTCTATCAGAGTGACTGTCTGGCATGGGGGCGACTATACACCCTTCTGGCGGCCTGTCAAAATATATTGAGCAATTAAATACGCGTCGATCATTCCGTCGTGTGGGGTGCGACACCTTTTGTTCTTCAGCCAGTTCTCGGCGGGGGATAGCTGCTCGGCTAATTTCATGGCCGCTATTTTGGTTTGCCCTTTCGGGACGTTACCTAGCATTTCTTTTTGCCACTTATGGACCGACACCCGCACGAGGTCATACCCCTTCACCTCGGCCATCCCTACGATCTTGCCGAAGCTCATGGCCATAGAGCGGACGGCCTGCGAACTTTTCGCATGGGCTAGAGGTTCTTCTACCGCCAGCGTGAACGGTGTGTTCAGGTTGACTAGCCACTCGTTGATCTTGGCCGTGGCCACTTCCCGCTTCTTGCTTCGCTGCATCGTGGGCATAGCGATCTTGTCAATGACCCCGCCGTCAAATGCGGAGATTGCACAGAGGCCCCCATCTAGTCCGTTGTCTACTCCGACAATCACTGGCGCATACCCTTCAGGCATGAAGGGGATATGATTAGACCGTCACCACTCTCGGGCGTGAACACAACATAATTCTTGCCCAGCCCCTGAAGGAAGAACACTTCGCGGGCGGTGTGTGGAGTCACCCGAAAGAAGACCCCCACCAGTTTGCGGTGAGAAAATGAGAAGTCATTCTTGGTGGGGTGGTCTTCTCGGATCAAGACAGTGGGGTTTACCTCTACTGTCTTTTTTTCAAACAGGGGAGCCATAGCTACAAGGACGTTGAGTCGAGGAAACACGGGGTGTTCGGCCCAAGGTCACAGGACTTCAACTGGTCGAGCGCCATTTCGACTTCCCTTTTGTTCAGCCCGTGCTTCTCCTTGAGGATAATCTTGGTCCCTGCAATCGAGTAGCAGGCGACGGGCGGGTTGCGCGGGTGCTCGACAATGCCAATATAGGCGTCCCTGAGTTCGCTAAACAACATGACTCCCCCAACCGAATCTTTTTTGGTCTTTTCGGCTTCTTCCGAGAACCCCGCATAACAAGTGGGGTCAGCTTGTCGGTAAAAATATGGGTCGTCCGACGGGTTGTATTTCGCTCCGTCGAATTCAGGCGCACCGGAGTTCAAGTCGTAAATCATCAGTCTAAGTCAATGATGGGTTTTACGGCTCCCTCCCCACGGTCGGCTTTCGTATTGTTTAAGATGGAGATGTCTATCTGCATCTTGCCTCCTCCGTTCTTCGCGTTGAGTCCGAGGTTACGGCGGATGAACTGGTCAAGCTCCGACAACTCGCGGACTGTCTTGGCGGGGCGTAGGTTCTTCACGCTATCCCGCATGAGCTTGATGCCTGTCGCGGCAGCGTAGTGCTGGTATTTATCGGCGGGGCTGGATTGTCGTTCCGCGATTTCCAAGATCGCCGCGTCTTCTTCCTGTCGTGCGTCGTGGCTTGCGCGAAGGATCGCCTCGTCCGTGGTGGATTCAAGCTGCTGGTCTATTGCCCCCGCTAGTTCATCTGCTGGGGCTTCCGGCGCAGGCTCGTGTGGGCGCAACCCGTTTTTCTTCGCGGGTATGCCTAACTTTTTGAACCACCTCCGCACCGTGCCGGGGTGAACCCCTAGCTCTTTGGCAATGGAAACGGTTTTCCAGTCTGCCTTATACATCGTCAGGGCGCGTTGCTGGAGACTGTCTTTAGGTTTGTCAGACACTTTGGAAGGGCGTAATCTCTATAATAGATTATGGCGGTAAGCAGCCCATCCATCAAGCAGATACTCGATCCGCGAATCGACCCTAAAACAAAACGCATGGATGTCGGGGGGCTTTTAATTCCCCCCACCAGCTTGATCACCGCTTTGTTGTATGGGTTTGCTAATCACGAACACCTACGCGCAAAGGAGTATTACTTCTGGCGGGTATGCGACGAGCTATGGAACCATTCTGATCTTCCTGAAAAGTTAATGATCCGCCACCCGTGGGCCGAGCAAATGGTCTGGGCCGCGCTTAATAATAAATATCTGGCCATCGGGGGGTCTGCGTCATCTGGTAAGTCCCACACTATGGCCGCGTGGGGGATAGTTAACTGGTTGTCAAAACCAAAAGATACGTTGGTATTGATGACATCGACCACGTTGCGCGAGGCCCGCAAGAGGATCTGGGGATCGGTGATGTCATTACTATCGGTCATCGAGGGGGCTCCTATCAAGATTCGGGACTCCATTGGAAACGCAGCCTATGTGGATGAGAAAGGGATACTAATCGAACGGGCGGGTATTTCGCTCATCGCTGCCGAGAAATCTAAAACACGCGAGGCCGTGGGGAAATTTATCGGGATCAAGCAAAAGAGGGTAATTTTGATTGGTGACGAGTTATCGGAATTGTCGGAAGCCATTCTTCAGGCAGGGCTATCCAACTTGTCCAAGAACCCTGAGTTCCAACTGATCGGCATGTCCAACCCGAACAGCCGATTCGACGCGTTCGGGATATGGTCGGAGCCGATCAACGGCTGGGACTCGGTGGATACCCACACAGCGGATGGGTGGCCCACGAAGTGGGGCGGGGATTACATCCGCCTCGATGGGGAACGCTCCCCTAACATAATAGCTGGGGAAGTCCTCTACCCTTGGCTCCCTACTCAGGAAAAGGTTGACGAGGATAAGGGGCTACTCGGCCCCGAGTCTCGCGGCTACATGCGAATGATTCGCGCCATTTTCTTTGACTCTGACGAGACGACGGGCATCTACGGCGAGAACGAACTGACCATGTCCAAGGCTATGTCCAAGGTCGAGTGGGAGGGAACCCCCATCCGTGTAGCCGGAATCGACCCCGCGTTCACGAACGGAGGCGACCGGACAATCCTCTACACAGCCTCGGTGGGGTATGACAAATCAGGACAATACGTCATCGAGTTCGGGGAGGCTGTTCATTTGAACGACGACGCCACCAACAAGGCGGTCCCTCGGACCTACCAGATTGTCAAACAGATCAAGGAACACTGCGAGAAGCGGAATATCCTCCCTGAGAATGTAGCAGTTGACGCGACGGGCGCAGGAGCACCTTTCTGCGATGTCCTCTCGGGCGAGTGGGGCAGCGGGTTCCTGCGAGTTAGCTTCGGTGGCAAGGCCAGCGACAAGCGGGTCAGCGCCAACAGTCGGTCGATAGGCACGGAGTTGTATGTGAACAGGGTCTCCGAGCTTTGGTTCGTGGGGAAAGAACTGATGAGGACGCGTCAAGTCTTTGGGGTGAATACGGATCTGGCCCAAGAGATCACCAGCCGAAACTACGACATGATCAAAAGCGGCACCCTGCGGGTTAAAATAGAATCCAAACCTGAATTTAAGGCCCGCTTCGGACGCAGCCCCGACCTTGCTGATGCGGCGTTTCTGGCCCTTGACTGCGCCCGTCAGCGGCTTGGCCTCGTGGCGGTTGACCCGCCCGAGGAAGGGAAGGACGGACGCCCGCACCGTCGGACCACGATTAAGCAGTTGGGACAGGCATTACAGAACCGAGATGCGGTTTTGCTGGATTGACAGTATCCCCCTTAACCCATATTCTTGACACGCACTTTAGTCGATTTGGTATGTCTGGATTTAAATTTTTTCGTGACCCAAGCCAACGTAATCGGGATGAACCGAGAGACCCTTTTAAGTCGGAGGATTGGACAGATTATGGTTCGCCCGATGATGAACGGCCCATAAAGTATTCTGCTCCTCCTCCTCAACTCCTGCCGGACCCGTTTACGGGCAAGCCAATAACGCAAGCCGATATTGACGCACAGGTGGACAGTTATGGGGAAGCCCCTGCCCCTGCCGCCCTACCCGCCGCGCCTGCTGCTGCCGCTGCACCTGCACCTGCTGCACCCGCACAGGAAAGAACGCTGCAACAAAAGTCTCTCATTAACCCCGAAAGGCAAAGGCAGGAAGCGTTGAGGAAAGCCAAGGAGGAGGCCGACGGCAAAAAAGCCGAGGCTACAAAAGGTCGCGGAGCAGGGCAAGGGCTTACAACTGGCGGGCTTTCAACCTACGGCAATCTCAGCGGGAGCGGCGGTTTTGGCAAACAGACAAAATTAAATCCAGCTAGGCGATAGTTATGGCTAAAGTCACTGTTACTGACGCAGAAGTTCAGAAAATTCTGCGGAGGGTTCTAAACGAGAAGACGGGCAAGACCTCCGCAAAAGAGCTTAAAAAGCTGGCCCAGCGGTATAATCTCACCCGCCCGAAGGGGCAGGGAAAAGGGAAGGGGGCGCTGCAAAACTTAGCTCGTCAGATCGCCGTGCATGAGAAAACGCACCGTGCGAGGTCTTTCCGCAGGCCGACCCCTGAACAAAAAAAGATCATTGAAGAACATCGCAGGCAAAGAAAGGTAAAGCTCAAAGGATTTGGTAAAGGACTGGGCAAGACTGCGGTGGCGCTGGGCAAAAAAATACCATACTATCATGCCGTGCGGGCATTGGAGCAATTCTCCGATGAAGATGTGATCCCTGTTCTTGGGGCAGGAAGAGAATCGACATTTGAGGGGTTTCAGAAAAGGGGGGTAAGGCTTCCGTGGAGCGATAAACGAGTCTTGACCCGTGATATCGCCTTCGATCCAGAGAGTGACGCGGCGGGGTGGAAGATCCCTTTGCTCGAAGAGGAGGTTACGCCAACTATTACACAAGCCGTGAAAGGTCCGCTCGACCCTGTCGGAGCCATGTCTTCGTTTTATCAGGCTGGTCCGAGGGTAGTAGAAGGATTGGGGGATATTATTGGACAAGCGGGGGAGGCTGCGCCGTCCGCCGCCCAGCTTAAATTTCTCGCCGAGGCAGACACCAATGACGACGGCAAGATATCTGCCGAAGAACGTGCCGTTGCTCTTAAAGAACACGCAGAAAGACCCCCCACGCTCGGTGCTTCGGCCCTTGTGGCGATGCAGAAGGGGAGGCGGGCGGCTGCGGACGCGGAGTATCTCAAAGATGTCCCCGCTGATCTGCGGCCAACAGGCCGCGACAAGTGGTTTTACGGTGGTGCGGGGGACGCTGAATTCAAAGACAAGGAAGAGGAAGCTATATTTGGTCATTTTAGAACTCAACGAGGAAGTGAACTTCTTCCGAAGATGGAGGAGATGCTACGGGAGCAACACGAAGGCACCCGATTTGAGCGTAAGGCCGAAGAAAACCTTGGAACAAGGGCCACCGTGAGCCGTTCGTCTTACACAAAGGAGAGGGGCGAGCCAGCCATAAAATACGAACCAGAAACCGACGAGTTTTTCAATTCAGACGACAGGGCAGCCTTCCGCAAGGCAGCCCTCGACGGCACCTTGGTTGAGATGTTTGACACGGACGGCAGCGGTGGGCTATCCCGTTCAGAAAAAGAATTATACTTTGACAAGACAGTTGGCTTCAAGGCGGGCGGGCCAGTCGCCGCTAGAGAAGCGGCAGCCAAAGCAGCCGAAGCAGCCGACTTCATCCCCGCACCCTATGAGGGTGACCTCCCCGTCCACGCGGCTGGGTCTGATTTTGACCGCCCTGAGTATGACGGGACTGTCGGCGAACAGAACTGGATGGGAGAGCCAACAGAGCCAACAGAGCCAACAGAGCCAACAGAGCCAACAGAGCCAACAGAGCCAACAGAACCCCCGCCCACTACAAGGGAATACGCGGCCATGATGCGGCAGGCCATTGGCAACGAGGCGATTGGCATAGAAGAACGCAACGAGGTCATGCGGACAATCAGGGATGAGATGATCAACCAAAATCTCACCTCCTTTGAAGAGTTCAATCAGATCGGTCGCCAGATGCTGGAAGAGGCCCCCGCCCGAAAAGCTGCCGCACACGTAGCTTACCTCCGGTCCCCCGCAGGGAGCGACTGGGTAAAGACACCGGGCCTAGATAGCCTTGCAGCTTTGCAGAAAGCCCCCTTCGGAAGAGGCACCGCATTGGAAGGTTCCGTCGGTGGACTCAAAGATGAGTCCCGCCAACTTGAATCCACAGGTGGGAGACTCCGCCGTAAGGCGCGTGAACTGGAGGGCATGGGTCACCGCTCTGTCGCGGCCCAAGTCCGAGCCGCAGCACCCCGCCGACCCCTCATGTCCCAGCGGGATCGGCTAGAACTGGAAAAAAAGAAAAAGGCCCTCGCAGCAGAACAAGCAGCAGCACAAGCACTCATCAGCAAAGGTGAAGAAAATATCAACGCAAACATAGTGTCGTAGCCATGTCAGATTTTTTAAATAGTGTCGAAAAAGCACTACGCACAGTAGCCCCAATTCCGTCCGCTGTTGGGCGCGGAATCGGGCGGGCAGTTGGGAAGAAGAAAGCGGCTTCTGATCGGGAGAAGGAGAAAGAGAAGTATCTCGCCGAATACGGTGAGAGCTTCAAGGAGCGTACCAGAGAGGATGCTCGGGAATTCCAGAAGATGCAGAAAGAAGGTAAGATTCCCTTGGATGTGAAATTCAATCCGCCTCCGGGCATCGCTACAATGCGCGATTACGAGGATCTCTGGTCAGACGATTATAAACAAGCACGAGAACGTGGTCGGAGAGAAACAGTCGCCCTGCAAGAGCAACTGAAAAGGCTAGGCCATGATCCGCACGGTGATTGGAAAAGAAAACGAGACCGCGAAAAATTTGAGGAATCCCTTCTCGGACGCGCTGCTGATCCAACGGACCCCCTTGACCCCTTGGTGCAGGAGCACCGATTGCGCGAAGCTGAAGATGCCGCCGCCCAACGGCAAAGGCTCCTTGAAAAAGAAGAACCACTTGAAGACTTTGACCCTCGCGGTGAGGAGCCACGCACACCGGAAAAACCGGACGCACTTGGGCGTTCCATGGCGCGTGGGTTTGACAAATTTCACTCCGCACTGGGGTTTGAAGCGGCGAGTCCCCCCATCGACCCGTTTACTAACGAGCCTGTGGAGCCTGTGGAACTTAGGGGGCGACCGCTCATGTCCCAGCGGGACCGGATAGAAATGGAGAACAATAAAAAAACTACCCCCCTGCCTAAAGGCAAGGGGTCTATCGACCCAAGCTTGCTCCCCGACAAGAAGGCGACGTTAAGGGGAGAACGCCGGAAGCAAAAAAAGCAACAGCACAGACGCAGAAAGTAAATGGCTGACTTCTCATATGGCGACGACATCGCCCCGATGAAGGGCGAATACTTTGGTATGCGCCCCGTATCCACGCGCATGTCGGAGTATCTCTACGAGCAATACGACAGGCCGATGATGCAGATGCAGGCCGAACGTCGTAAGGTGCAGGCTCAGGATCTGGCCTTCCAACGGGCGCAGCTTGAGTTCGACAAGGCCAAGGAAGATAGTCGCAGGCAGCAGGAAGAGGCGGACCATTTGGCCGTCGTGTCCGCGCAGCTATCCGAGAGCCTTAACTCAGATATGAGTAATTTTGATAAAGTGAACCTCATCAATCAGACCCGCCAAGACTTGTATACCAGCAAGCCCAGACTGGCGGGCAGTCCACTTTTCAAGGGGCTGTTCACTAGCGCGACACAATCCGTGGCTGGGACTGAGGCCCAGCAGGATTACTACATCCCGCAGATGACCGCTATATCGTCCCTCGGGGATGTGCCTGCCGCCGAACAGCTTGCCGACGCGGACGGCATCAGGACTGAGAAGGAGAAAGGTCTCATAGAAGTCACGAGGGCGCACGCGAAAGCACTCAGCGGCAAAGCGGCCACCACCCAGAGGGGCAAAAGGCTCGGCGCGGACATTGCCGATCTCAAGGACAATATTGCCATCGTCCGGCGTTTGGGCAAGGCGGGGACAACGAAACCGGAAACTGAAGAAGAAGAGGAGAGCTTCGATCCGCTTGAGCAAAAAGAGTCAAAGTTGGGGATGACCAAGGAGGATGTGCAGCAAATGTCGGGCATCGCAGACACATACCTTACCGGAAAGGCCCTTGAACAATATAACGATGCCGATCACTTCTACGACGTAGGGTCTAGGAAAAATTACCTGCTCGACCAGCTAATGGCGAAGCGTATGCAGCTATTCGACGAGCTATATGGCGAGTCCACTTTCGTCCCCCCTGAAAGTAAGGTGGTGCAAGAAGATACCAGATCCCGTTTTCAAACCAAGCGTTAGCTGCTAACCCACATATCCCATCGCGTCAGCTATGTCTGAGCAAACTGATACCCCAACCGTCAACACCCTCGGGTTCTCCGAGTGGTCAACTGAAAATGTTTATGCCGACCCGCTTGAGAGCAGGTTAAAGTTCGGGGATTATGTCCGCGAGGAGTTCATCAAGGCAGACGCGTATACCCCCGATGTCGAGACAGGAGTCCGGCAAGGGCTTGCCGATATGTTACGCGAGGGAGGGTTACTTGAGCCGGACGGAGCGAACGCGGAAGAACTGGCGCAACGCATGGAGGACATCCAGAGGGGCAAGACATTTGACCAACTCGCCCGCACCTTCCAGCAGAGCCTGCCGGAACACGGCGAAGATCAGCGGACGCTGGACAATTATTTTGCGGCTGCCGTCGAGTCGCCTTCCCCCGAATATGCTGAAGAACTGCAACCGTTACGCGAAAAGGCTGGCGACGTAGTAAACAGGAATCGGGACCAGTTACTGCGAGTCAAGGTAGACGCAGGCGAATTGCCGATGGCCCGCCTGTCGAACGGCCAACTTATCGTAGGTGAGGCCGCCGCACGGATGGATCTTGTAGACGCGATCAAGGCGTCGTCCGAGGGGGGCGTTGCGATGGGTGACGCGTTGGCCGCGCAGGCGCAGTTAGAGACCCCCGACGGGTTCAGTATCCCGCTGTATCGCATCCAGAGACTGGCACGGGCTACCAGACTCCTTGAAGTGGAACGCAAACAGAACGAGGATTTCGACATCCAGCTAGACGGACTTTCCACGGAAGCTGCCCAGTCCGAGTATAGCACGATGGACTGGTTGGAGCACAAGGCCGACAACCTTGGGAGAGGAATTTCAAATTTCTTTGGCCGCATCATGGGTCAGGGGGAAGACATCGACAAGGCAGAGGAACGCCGCGAGGCGGTAAACGAGGCACGAGGGTCCGACATTCGACAGATAGCGGCGAAGTATGCCCTCAAGTTCGACATGCGCCCCGAAGACATGGAGCTTGCGGTTGAGCAGATGGTTCTCGACAACGCGGTCAACAAGCAAATGTTTGAGTTCCACGACGCGGACGACGACGATGTAGGCAAGAATTTGCGGATAGGGGGTTACGGCCTCCCGACCATGTCGGTGCAGGCGATGATCAACAAGGATGTCTTCGACAAGACCCTTGCCGCAAACCCCGAGCTTAGTGGAGAAGTTAAAACCATGCTTAACAAGCAGCGCATCTCGCATCTTCGATCCGAGTTCACTCAGCTTGACAAGTTCCTGTCGGACTACGGCTCAAGCGTGTCCGATGAGTGGAACAAGGCGCTCATCGCTGGGCGCACTGCTGGCGTCGAGGACTACAAGATTCTTGAGGGGTTCGTCGCGGACAAGGACAACTACAACGAGTTTGCCGAGAGGGCTGCTGGAATTGGCATGTCATTCCTGAACGGAGTTGGCCAGTTGTTCGCCGCTATCCCAGCCGCGTTCGGGTTTGATCCGGCGCAAGATTACTTGGCCTCGGTCAGCCAGAAGAACGCAGACCGCCGCCAACTCGCCGCTGTTTTTGGGGAGGAATTTGGACTCCTGCAAGACGCCGCCGAGACAGCATTCCCCATGTTGATTGACATTGGGGCGACCGTCCTCCTCGCAGCCGCGACTGCCCCCGCTGGTGGTGCTGGTGGTGTGGCCTACGCGTCCCTCAAGGCCGGAGGAACTGCCACGGCCAGCATGACCGCCAAGGGCATGTTCAAGTCGATAACCTCAAACGTGTTCAGGAAGACCGGAGCCAAGTCCACCGTCGCTCAGGCGGAGGATCTGCTTGAAGCAAGCCTGATCAAGGGGACCAAAGAAGGGGCCGTTGACATCCTCAACGCCTACAACAGTAAACTCTCTGCCCACTTGGGCAACCTTCCCGCCATCTTCATCCCTGCCGCAACCCGTTCCGGTTCGGCAACCTACGGGGCGGTATACAATCAACTGAAGCAAGACCCCAGCGTTTCCGAAGAAGACGCGCACGACAGGGCGCTCGGGGCCATGCTCATGGCTGGCACGTTCACCGGAGTTCTCACGGCGGCGTTCTCTACTATCGGACGCGGCGGGGTGGAAGATGCCCTGCTCAAGGGTCTCAGCTACAAGCAGATGAAAAGAGCGGGTGAGGAGATCACAGGTAAGCTGGGGGGCGACTTCTTGAGCGCAGCGCAGAAAGCGATCAAGACGACGATGAAAAAATACTCATTTGGCGGGGTCAAGGGGCTGGCCAAAAATGTGTTCGACGAGGGTGTTGAGGAGAGCATCGACGAGTTTGTCAACGGGCTTGTCACTGACGCGGCCCTGCACGAGGACACCCCCATGCTGGAACGGCTCCAGCAGACTTGGCACGCGTTCGTCTTGGGCGGGATTATGGGAGGCTCCGTCCCCCTCGTCCAAAGAACCTTCCGCGCCCTGCAACCAGACGTTCTACGGGAACGGGAAAAGACTTCATTCTACGAAGATGTTTTGGAGGAAATGTCCGCAGACCTTACCGCGAATGGTGCTCCGGTAACTGCACAATATGTTAACATGGTAGTGTCCGACATGCGGCGGAAAGACGCACGGGCATCCGTGATCCCGTCTCTTGAAGAACAGGAGGCCGAGCTTGGGAGGAGGGAGCCGGAAGCCACCGAAGAGGGGACACAACTCCCGTCCGGCATAACACCGGACCCAGAAATGGAGGCGTTGCTTGAGGAGAAAGTCAACCCCGACTCCGCTGCAAGGGCCGTGAACAATGTTCTCGGCAGCAGCGTTCCGGCTGTCGCTGGGGCTGACCCGACGACCGTGGAGGCCAAGGGGAACCTGATGCACCAACTGGAGTTGCCAGTTCAGGAAGCTGGCGCACTCGAAAACTCGGACCACCAAGCGGTGCGTAATTTAATTCCTCGTCGCACCGAAGGCGTGGAGCCTGACGTATTTGAAGGAACCCGCCCGCCCAAAAAGAAGGCCATCATCGACCCCGCCCGCGCCGAAGAGGCCGAGGCGATTGAAGTCGGGTTCAGGGAAACTGTCCGGCAGATCGACGAGGCCGAGGCCCTCTACAAGAAGATGGATCAACAGGTAGCGGGGGCTGAAGTCGCGGGCGAATCTTCTGTCCGGCGGGCGCTGGAGCAGCGGGTCCGTGAGGGTAAGGCCGTAAGCCCAGAACAAGCTATCGAGTTAAGGGGGGAGGCATTCAAGGACCGCGTCCTCGCCTTGAAAGACCTCAAGGTTGAACAGAAACTGGAATCTCCCGAAACGAGACTCGCCGCACTCTACGAGCAGGAATATGCCCAGACTGAGGAAAGACAACGAGAAGAAGATTTTCGCGACAACTTTGGCCCTGAAGACCTTGAAACAGGCGCTATGCGCCAGAACAATACGGTAGCTGTTGATGGTATTATCCGAAGCGGGTTCCCACAGGTTCTAACTGTAGCCAAACTCAAACGATTGGGCATCCCCTTTAACCAAGACACTACGTCGGCAGTATTTCTTCGTGAGGCGAACCACCAGATTCAAAGACAAATCTCTGAAGCATACCCCAAGCTCCCTGTGACCCGTCCAGAAGGCGGATTCGCCCTCGACTCGGCGTATGGCCAAGGGAAGGTATTCTTGGACAGAGTCGGTCGCGGGCAGTTTAACAACGACCCCCTCACCATGCTAAGTCTCCTTGAGACGGGAGCGTCCATCGTTGTCGATCCGGCCCATTTGGATTCCCCAACCCTGAACCCCGCGTTCAGGTTCGCTCGCGTTGGTGACAACGTGGTCGTGTCCGACATCATGGTCCCCGAGTCCGGTGGCCTCGTGTCCGCGCTCACCCCCACAGACCGCGCTCTGGTTCTCCAGCCGGACTACACACGGGTCGTTGATCTGGTTGAGCGGGTGCTCACGCTACGCGACGAAGGGTTAAGGGAGCCGGATGCAGTAATCGACTCTCCGTTTGAGCCGAACACGCAAACGACCGCGCAAGAAGTCCTGACCCAACTGGAAGAAGGAGTCGGTATTGATAAGTTTGTCACCCCCAACACTGGGGAACTCGCCCCTGAATTTGCTGAATCCGCCCAGATAGAATTACGTCTCAGGGCGCAGGAAGCGTTGTTCACTGACGGCAAGGTGTCTCTCGTTGGGCTTGGCCGAGAAGTTGCCGACACTTACATGGCCGAGCAGACGGCCCGCCTCAAGCACTCCAAGGAGTCGTTCGTGGCGTCGGTGTCGGTGAACGAAGCTGCCGACCTTCAAGCAGACCCCGACTATAACGCGGCATCTGAAGTTGAAGATACCTACACCCCATTCCCAGAGAACGCCCCACCACCATTCCCCGAGTCGGGCATATCCAATCTCCTCAACGAGGCCCACGCCGACGCGGTCGCGGCCTTGGACGGAGATTCCAACCTGCGGCAGAGCGTAGTCCTCCTCGTCCAGAACGAAGTGTTCAACACCTCGTCTATTGATTTCAACAGGACTTCTACCAAAAGACTGTGGAGTTACGTTGTCCAGTGGATGGCGCAGGGGAACCACAAGACGAGTCCGGCCAGCATTGAATTCCAGAAAGCCCTGAAAGGGCGGCGGTTTGAAATGGGTACTCCCGTCAGGGAGGCTCTGCAACTAATGGCGTTGTCCTCTGCGTCCGTGGAAGGGACGCCCAAGACCGACGCAGCTTACCGTGCGTTCCTCCGCGACAAAATCCGTGGCCTCAAGGGCGGTGCCGAACCGTCAGATGCGGAAGTATTTTCGTTCCATAACTATGTTCGTGGGTCCGTCGGGGCGTTGCTGCTCCGGTCGCAGCCCTCGGGCATGAGCAAGGCCCATGACCAGAAGACTAATAAGAAGGCCATCGCCGCGCTGGGTCTGAAAGACGGAGACCCCGAGTCCATAATTGAGGCCCTAGAACGGATCGTCGGTGTGTCTGACCGCGCCCAGAAGGAATACGACTCCCATCTCGTGTCCATCGCACGACTGCTGCTCCAGTCACCCGACTTCATCAGGAGCATTGAGTTGTCGATTGACGAGACCGACCTGAACTACGCTGGGAAGTTCGACACATTGACTGACGGCACCCCTGCTATCTCAATAAACATTAACGGACATAACCCGAGGGGGGTGGCCGACACGCTCGTCCACGAGTTGATCCACGCGTATGTGACTGGCGTCACCAGAAAACCAGCCGCCCAGCAAACACGCCAAGAGGCAGCCGCGATTGGGTTGTTGGAAGGAGTAATCGCCGACATTCGGGCAGACTTCAAGGCAATATCAAACCAAGAAACTACGCCCGTTGTTTTCTCGCAACGCGCCGTCCCTAGCGTAATGGGCCGTGGCAGGGTCTACAAGTATCACGACACCCGTGTGTATGACGCCCTTGCCAACGTGGATGAGTTCGTCGCGCACTTCCTTACGTCCACAGATTTCCAGAAGTTCGTCAAGACCATGCTGGCCGACAGGAATGCCCCCGCATTATACAGCAGGTTTGAACAAGTTGTTGCGGCCATTCGCTCATTTTTTCTGGGGGCAAACCCCGAGTTTGACTCGGCGTTCTCTGCCGTTCTGGATCTGTCGCATTCTTCTGTTCTGGCGGCTGGGCCGAGACGCCGCAGTAGGCGCAAACTGATTAGTGTGGAGGAGTTCCTTACCTTGCCGAACAAGGAGTCCCGCACCGCGAAGGACTTCGTCGCGGACAGCGTCTTCCCGACGGACCCCGCCACCAACAGCACGACTTCCAAGGAGCCAGTGACGACCGAGTCCATCGTGGGCAAGATCGCGGAAGATGTCTCCCGTTCACAGCAGGAAGCTGTGAGACTTTCTTCCGGCGTGCAGGGGGCCACCGGAGTTGACGTTGATGCCCAGCAACGCGGGCGGGCAAACGTGGAGCGACTCCTGTCACTCATCAGAAACCGCATCGTGCCACCTGAGATGCGTATGGAGGTTGATACCAGCAAGCGGTCGGTGGACGCGGACGGGAACATGGTCGCCCCGCCGATGATGTATGTGGACTCTAATACTGGAACCTTGATCGTGAACCCATTGGAACTGAGTGGGTTGTTGAAAGAATTTCAGGCTAACAATGGGGGCAGGCCCCTTTCCATTCGGACTCAGATGAACATCACCGCTGTGATTGCGAACGAGGAGATCGCACACGCGGCCTCGGTAGCCACGATCACGAAGGCCGAGCGGGACGAACTTATCAATGGAATGACCTTCGCCGACGCCGAGGAGACCGTGAGCAACTACGGCGACGAGGGCAACGTAGGCAACAGGGAGCGCCTCCTTGAAGGGTGGCGGAACGGAGACCCCGCCGCGCAGCGTGAAATAGTGGAGGAGAGGCTCCGGCAACACGCCCAGAAGGTAACGAGGGGCTTCACTACCGAGGAGGAGATCGCGTTCCTCCGCAGGAACCCGAACCTTGTCCAACAAATCATCCGTTACTTCCAACGGTTCCTGAAGAAGCTCGGCTACTACAGGTCTCGCCGCGACATAAGCCCCCAGATGAGGACGGCGGTTGACCGTGTGGTGAATGAAATCAGGGCGCTGGAGGCGGGTTACCGATACTCCACGAACCTCAAGCCGTTCGACCCGAACAACCCTGAATCTGTCATCGAGCAGTTCAGGAAGCAGGCGAACATGAACAAGCCCATCGAGCGGGCTGATGAGCCGAGGGAAGCCGAACCCGCGATGGCGGCTTCAGGGATCACGGCTCAGGTTCCAGCAGACGCGGGGGAAGTTATTGACGCCCGTGGCTGGACGAAGGTTGGCAGGCAACTTGGGTCTAACATGGGTGGGGTGTATGAAGACGGGGAGGGGAATAAATTTTACTTCAAGGAAAGCAAGTCACCAGAACACGCCCGTAACGAGGTGCTGGCCACGATTCTTTACGAAACCGCAGGCGCTGACATCCTCCCCATCCGTCTGGCGACGGGCAAGAACGCAGCAGGAGAGGACGTTCTGGGGACGGCCTCCGAGTGGCGTGAGGACTTCACGGACTTCGATCCACAAGATCCGGCCATGCGTAAGGCCGCCTTCCCCGACTTCGCAATCCACGCGTGGTTGGCCAACTGGGACGTTGTCGGGTTGGTATATGACAACCTCATGGTTGACGGTGAAGGGAACGTGGTTCATGTGGACACGGGTGGCGCACTCAAGTTCAGGGCGCAGGGTGAACCGAAGGGCGGTGCTTGGAACGAGGGGGGTTCCGAGTTTGCAACGCTACGGGTGATGGGGCAGGCAGGCGAAGTGTTTGGTGGCATGTCCACCACTGACCTCCAGAACAGCGCGAACGAGCTACGCAAAATGTCCGACGATGTCATCCGGTCTGCGGTCGAGCGCGTGATGGGCGTGGGGGCCGACGGCACCGACATGGCCAACACCCTTATTGCGAGACGCAATAATATACTTAACGTGGCGTTCGGTGAGGGCCAGTTCGTGTCCTCCGGTATTACCGCTGGCCGCGACGTTCAGCAGCAAGCTGGGGTTACTCGTGGCGGGTTGAATTCCTTCGCCCAGAAAGTAGAAACCGGAGTGGTCTCGGCAAGTATGGCCGCCGACACACTGGCGAGCCTCCCGAACAGCGACCGGAACCGAGCCACAGAACTACTACACAAGCGGACGAAGTTCATGCGAGCGTTGTGGGCTGCTCTGGGCCTTAGCCAAGACACGTTCCAAGACAGGCAGACAAGACTTAGCAATTTCCGTCGGGCTTTGAACCGTCGGGCAGACGACCTCGACGCCACTACCCAGAAACAACAAACCCCTGTTATTGGGGACGATGTCCGCAAGTTCGATCCGGTGGACCGCCAAGCTGCCAAGGAGCTTTCTAGGGGTTTGGCTTCAGGGATCACGGTCGGTGACTTTGATTTCGACGGCGTCTTCCCTGAAGGTCTTGAATATGATAGGTTTGAAGACGGCAGGTTCCGAGGGACTCCACTCCGCAAGTTTCAAGAGGGGATGCTGTCCGAAGGAGAAAAGCCTTCGGAAGACCCCCTAACAGAAAAGGACGTCGAGGAACTGGAGGAACGCCTAAAGAAACTAACCGTCGAGGGCGAGGTAGGCCGCTACTGGTATGAAGACGCCGCCAAGAAGATTCTCGAAATAACCAACGGCAATGTTGTCGAAGCCGAAAAGCTCATCGCGTTGTTGGCTATCTACTCCCCGCAAACCGGAGTGCAGGTTAATACCTATTTCGCTATTCGGGGTTACGAGCAACACGCCAATAAAGTCTCCCGCAAAGACTATAAGGTTAAAACTGCGGTTCAGGATAACAAAGCTCGTGCCGTCCTATACGACAACAGAGATTGGGTAGGCCGGAAGACGGACAATTTCTACAAGAACATCATGTTCCACATCGTGCAGGAAGCGACACCGGAACAACTGAGGGCGATGCGTATCGACACCGCGTTCTTGGAAGACATCCAGCAACCAGTCACCGTGGACATGTGGGTCTACAGGGCCTTGGGCTACGATACTATCGGGCTGACCGACAAAGAAGGGAAAGGTCCGTTCGGGTTTTCTGAGAAGATGATCAACCGCCTCACCTACTCCCTGAACCAGAACCTTGCCGAGGGGGAACCCCGATACGAGGCGCACCAAGTGCAGGCGATGATCTGGACCGCGATCAAAGCGCGTTCCGAAAACAAAGCGGTCAAGAAGAAGACAGAAGCCGAAAGCATAGCGGCGGGGGACTTGGTCAGAAGAGGCAAAGAGCGCATCTTCGTCAGGCGGAAAGTGATCAAGATGGTCAAGGGGGAGGAAACAGAAGTCATGTCCGATGCGCCATCTGAGCGAGACCACCAACGTAGGTGGACAGAGAACGCACTGGCCGCAACCGGAGTTGATTTCGTTGAAGCGTCCCGTTCTTTCGATTACTTCGTAAACTCGATGGGGCTGTTGGCAACGTGGGAAGTAATCGCGTCCGAGCAAACAGAGATGGGGAAACGGCTCGCGGCTATGTCTATCGACGAGAAAAGGTCGTTCACGGAGCAAGCGATGCGATTGATAATCGACCCTACTACCGGAGAAGACCTCCTCGCAAAGGAACTGGGCATCGCACTGTCTACATCAAAAATCTCCACGGGGGGATACGCGGGTGGTGTGACGCCTAACGTCCTGTCTACTCTTTACCCCAACAAGCCAGCAGATGTGGGGGGCAAGGAGACTTACGACGACGACGCTATCCGCGCTTACGCACGGTCGCTCCAATACATCTTCATGCAGGACGCCGTGCCGTGGGCTAGGTTCGTTAAGCACACGAAGCAGGATGTTTTCTACAAAGTATCAAAGCGTGGAACGACCTCCAGAGGGGGCGTTCGGTTTGAAACGCAGGAAGAAGCGGAGAAGTTCGCCGCTAGTGAAAATGCTAAAATTGATACGGGCAAAGTTGTAAAGGTTGAAGATGGCGAGGGGTATCAAATCCAGAATAAAAAGGACAAGCCATACAAGCTACGGAGCAAGGAAACAAAAAAGATGGAGGAAACCCCTGTCTTTGTTCCGACCGTCACCGAAGACCCCGACCTCACTGAGCAACAGCGTATCGACAAAGCCGATAAGGAAGCGAGGGAAGCAGCCGAGTCCTTTAGGCGAGACAACCTGATGCACATCATTGGGGGCAACAACCAGTCCCACGGCTTTCACCTCACGTTTGGAGAAAATCTCACAGAGTCCAAGGAACAAGAGATACAGGACTTCTTAACGTCCGTGCATCCTGACTTCGGGTTCACGAAGGTAGGCGCTAACGAGATAGTTGTAATTAACTATAAGATGGATTACATGGGTATGCTTCCTGTGTTGACAGACGGGGTGTTTGCGGCTAAAATAAATCAACAATATGGCCAAGAAGCAGAACTCGCAGAAATCACAACCGTCGGAGAATACGGATACCACGACTGGGGATCTGACTCCGCTGCCGAGGGGATCTTTTCCCTCTCTACCAGATTCACACCCGCTGTTCAGCAGAGGCTTCGTGGTTGGCGGCAGGGGTTTCAGCGGATCTCGGCCCAGCGGGTCACGACCCAGCCCCACGCCCAAATCTTCAGACTAGCTTCCGGCATCACCGCCCGAAGGGGCGACGAAGATTATGGCCTCGCAAGCGAAGCCATGCTGCAAGCGTTTGAGCCGCGCAGGGACAGGGACAGGGAGTCGGCTCTCTCCGAGAGGGGTTCTCTCGACGAACGGCGTGAGGAGTGGGCGATTGAAGAAGCGGCAAAATTACACCGCGTAGTTAGCGCCCAAAAAAAATCACTCCAAGCAGGGGGGCCACCGATGGCCTCCGTGCATGATATCAAGCTGATCGCAGCGGACAGGGGTTTCAACGACGAGGTTACTGAAATCTATCTTGAATATCTGAGCGTGAAACGCACCATTGCTCGCTTGGATAAAGCACACCGCATTGACGATTTAACGACGACGGAGGAGGCGACGGAGCTACTGGTGGGCGAAGGTCACGGAGACGCAGACGTTAAAAGGTGGCGGGCTATTGACAAGGCCGCTCCTGAGATCGACGGTGCCGCTATTGGTGCGTTTCAATCACTAACATTCACTGAATGGGAGGCCGCGAAAGGGGGCTGGGCTGGGAGGAGTGGCGTAGATATCGACCCAGACACTGGTAAACAAGAACCGCCAAGCTGGTTGGACAGGGTCAAGATGGCCCCGCAGATTGCGAAGAAAGCGCGGATCAAAGTCCGAAACCTCCACGCTCGGTTACAGGAGATCGACCAAGAGTTCTTTGAACTTGAGCGTCGGCGGAAGGAAGCAGACACGGCCCTTCTGTCTGGGGTGGCGACCCGTGCGAAAATTGATTCGCTGCAAAACGAACTGATCTTGGAAGTAGCCCGCCTGAGAGGTTACGCCCCGTCGCTGTATCACGGCACCGCTAGGAGGCTGAGTATACAGGCCCTGTTCGACAAGTTCGGGATCTCCCATGTCAGGTTGATGCCGCTCCATCCAGAAATACCTCAACACCCTGACCGCAAGGTAAAGATTGTGATGAGGAAAGGTTATGACCCTGCCGAGGTGCCGACGGTTGTCCGCGACAGCATAGACGAGTTCGTGCATGAGCATAAGTTTGACCACAGGTATCCTTTCGAGGTTTACAAGGGGGCCACCGGAGAACACTACACTCCGGCCACTGGTCTGATTTTCCTGTCCCCAAGGCAATCACACGCGCACGGTTTCGCTATGGCAAAAGCGGGCCATATTAACCGGAAGATAGCCGGAGCTGGCTCCCGAATGAGGGTGACGGAGGATCTTATCCTGCCGACCTTCGTCAAGGTGGACAAGATTTTTGACCCCCGTAAAGACTGGAGGTTAGTTGAGGATGTTCTCAACAGGTTAAGGCGGAAGCGGCATCTGATGGGGGAGGACGTATGGATGGAAACCGAACTGGATAAACCATTCCACCTCCCGTCCAAGGCCGAAAGACAGGGCCTCACGGATGCCGCAGACAGGGCAGATGAGCAGGCAGCAGACTACTACAGGCTCATCAACGGCAAGTGGGATTGGTGGGAAAGGCCAGAGGTCGTCGATGCCGTGTTTGACTTGGGGTTTGACGCGATGCTCGTGTCTGAAAGTCCCGACTCACACGGGGTGCAGTCGGACGGACGAATGAATCTCGCGGTGCGTGACCCCGAGAAGCTCAAGACCGCACACCCCAGAACCTACGACAGGGACGGGAACCTCATCCCGCCATCGAAGCGGTTCGACGAGAGCAAGGACGCCCACATGTATTCAGGAATCACGACCCAGTTCGGTTGGACGGGGGACGAGGAACTGACCGCAGAGCAGACCAAGGAACTGGGGGAGATCCAGAAAGAACACGACAGCATCCTTAACGAGTATAAACATATTCTGGATAAGGGATCGCAGGCATGGCGTGGTGATGGTGGACGACACAGGCGGAACGTCTTAACGGGACTGTCCCGCACAGAAGAAGTTCATCAAGGTTACCGATGGGACTTCATGGGCGAAGACGACTTGGGGTTCGGGTTTACTCCAGACCCCGAGCAGTATGAGGAGAACGCGGGCCAATTCGGGGCGGTGCCTGAGATGGGCATAGCAAATGTTACGATAGCTGAAATCGCCGCCCGACTTCAACCGCTCGTGAACAGGGCGGCAGAGATAGCGGGGTGGTCCCACAGACACATGTATCACGGAACGTCCTACGCTGAACAACCAGCAGGGGAACTGCCGTTCTGGAAGGAGCAGCCCGAACCCCACCGCCCCACGTTTGGCACGTTCGACCCCACTAAGTCCGATTACGCCGGACCAAAAGGACTCGTCTTCTTCTCGCCGAAAGTCCACAGGGCCGAAGAGTTTATAGGGATGCAGGAGGGAGGAGGCGGCCACGCGATCATTCCGGTGGTCACGAAAGCAGACATGAACATCTTCGACCCCCGCACCAACTGGGAAGAGTTCGTGGATGTTATTGTCATGTATCACGCCCTTGAATACCTCGGCCCCGAAGCCGAGGGCATGACGGACGAGGAGATCGTTCAACGGTTCATCGACGACAACACGGCGAAAGGCAAGGCTGGCGAGGCTTTCACTGACCAGAGCATGAATAGGATCAAAACAGGGAACTGGATCTACTGGGAGAAGCCGCTTGTCGTGGACGCGATCATGGCCAAATACGACGGGATGTTGGTTTCTGAGCCTGTTACCTTCAGCAAAGAACAGTTAGACGAAGCTGGCCTCGTTAAGGACGAGCATATGAACCTCGCCTTGCGTAACCCCAGCCTAGTCAAGAGCGTGGCACCGATCACCTTGGACTCAAAGGGGGAGATCGTCCCACTGAGCGAGCGGTTCAACCCAGCCAGCCCCGCGTTCATCCACTCCGGCATCACGTTCGGTGACGCGTCCGACCTCCCGTCCGAGTTCAACTCGGAGGGCGTGGACTACAGCCAGTTCATCGAGGTTCTGGAGATGCCCTTCATCGAGAAGGGACCGTTCCAGAAAGTGAAGGGAACGTGGAGGAAACTGTTCAAGGGCGAGACCGACCCAACTGTGCAGCGTTACGTCCGGCAGCGGGACGCGTTCCTCAGAACGAACGACAAGATCGTCGAGGAATACCACTCCAAGTATAAGTCTGCTCTGGAGAAGGACTTCCCGAACCCCGACGACATCCCGTGGGACGACATCCAAGCAGCCACCGGAACCACTGACAACATCGACCCAGACCCAGACAACGTGTTGCTGGATGCACGGAACAAGGAGAAGGATGCAGCCCACGCCCAGTATCAGGCCGACCTCGCTACCGAGTATGCGAAGCACAAGCAGGCGGAAGATGCCGAGAAGGCAAAGATCGCCACCGAACCGGACCCAGACAAGCGCAAGACCCTCTACAGGGCAGCGGCAGACGCACGGAGGGCAAAGCAAAAGGCTTCAAAAGCGGCGCTCGGGACTACCAAGGGAGCCGCCGACGAAGCGGCCCAGCAAAAATACGAAGACGCCAAGGACAAGTCATTTGAGACGAAGAAGGCAGACATGATCAAGGACAGGAACGAGGCGTTCGACAGGCTACGGTCCACCGCCCCAAGCCTGTTCCCCGTCCTCCTCGACCTCCGGCGTCTGACCGACGAGCTATCTGCTCAGGCCAAGAGTCTGTTCGGGGTGTTCTCCGCGAAAGACCTGAGCGTTAAGTTCGATAACAATATGGGGCTTTACGTCACGCGCAGGTATCACATGTTCTCCGACACCGACTACGTCGAGCGCATCCTTAGATCGGAGGCGACTAACGACAAGGCCGTCAGGGACGCGGCCATCGACTTCATGCGGGACCAGTTCATCAAGTTTGAATTCGACAGGTTCAAGCAGGACGGGCGGTCAGATGCCGACGCGCTTGCTGCCGCCGAAGCTAAATACGACAGCAGGGAACGGGGCGGACAGTCCTTGGGCTACCAGATGGCCCGTGATTTCCTCCAGTCCTTTGACACGGACACGGGTCCGATGGACTTCGCGTCGGCGTTCGACTTCGCAGGGAAGCCCGCCTCCCTGCCCGCCAGACTGTCCGACTCCCTCAAGGCGCTGACCAAGAACCTTGAAGGCAGGGCCGAGATCCCGAAGCCGCTCGCGGACCTGATGGGCGCGAACAACGTGCCGGAGGACAGCATCGACTCGCTCCTCTACACGTTAGGCACGGTCTCCAAGATCGCCGCCCACCAGTCATTCCTTAATAAGATGAGGCAGCAGGGCGAGGTTGACGGGTGGCTTATGACCAACCAGCAGAAGAAGGATGCGGAAAAGAAAGCCAAGACGAAGGAGGAGTTCGACCGCATCAGTTCGATGAAGCCAATCGTATCCTCCGGTGCTGACAGTGGGCTGAACCCGTTGGCTGGGATGTGGGTGGACAGGGACGTTCACGACGACATCCAGCCTATGTTCCAGCAGACCGTCAGGGAGCCTAACGACGCGTCCTCTCGGGTGCTGCACAACGCGATGACCTACGCCCAGAAGGCAACGGGCTTCGCCATGGCGGCCAAGACGTTGGGTTCGGTAGGATTCTACCTCCGCAACATGCTCAGTAACGTGCTGTTCTTTGGTCCGGCGCAAGGATACTGGGGGGCAGGCAAGTCCCTCATCTCCGGCGACCCCACCGAGGGGACGGGCATGTCTGCGGTCATGGCCACCGGAAGGGCCTTCAGGGGCAACGCAGCCCGTAGCAGCGCATACCTGCGGGAGCTTGAAGCTCTTGGGGTGTTCGGTGACGAGGTCCGCTCCGAGATCATGCTCAAGTTGATGCGCGGCGAGGAGACGTTCGCGTCCCTTGAATCGCAACTGCAAGACCTCAACAAGAGGGCCGCGACAATCAAGGGGGCTAAGGCGTTACAGTCTATCCAGAACACTGCCGCCCGTCTCGGGTCCGCAATGGATTCGTTCTACAAGATCGGATACTTTGAGCACGAGTTGGCGGTCATCGAGGAAGCAGCCAAGCACGAGGAGGAGACGGGGATGCCGAAGAAGGACCGGAAGTATTCTCTTATGGAGCCTTACCAGCGGAAGCAACACGCCGCCGACATCATCTCGGCCACCGCTCAGTCATACGCCCGTGCTCTCCCAGTCATCAAGAAGATCAGCGGCTCGGGGTTCGGCCTCCTCTTCGCACCGTTCATCCGGTTCACGGCAGAGGTTCCACGAATCGCGGTGAACACGTTCACGCTGGCGCGTAAGGAGATGAAGGATTCCAATCCAGTCATCAAGGCCCGAGGGCGGAGACGCATGACGGGCTTCAGTGCCGTGGCGATCTTCTCCACTGCGGTCCCCGCCATGCTCCAGAAACTCCTGTCCGACATGGGCGAGGACGAGGACGAGGCGTTCCGTATGTCCCTCCCCCCTTATCTCAGAAATCATACTTTCTATTACTTCAGGGGGGACAGCGCCATCGCCAAGGCAGCGCGTAAATTGTCAGGGGGCAAGGAGGGAGACCTCACCACGTTCGACCTCACCTACCTGAACCCGTTCGCCGTGATCGCTGACCCGTTCCTCCGTGGGATGGAGCACCTCGTGAGAGGGGAGCCGATGGTCGCAGCCGAGAAGATCGTGACGACCGCGTTCCTTGAGCCATACCTCGGGGACCAGATCCTCGCCGGATCTATCGTTGACGTTAAGGAGAACCGAGACGCCAGATCAGGCAGGCCGATCTACGAGGAGTCTGACCCGCTGTGGAGGAAGCTCGGCAAGATGAGCCTCTACGTCGGCAAGGAGGCTTACGGCCCACGGACCCCGATGAAGTTTCACGAGGCGTGGAAATCGGCTGGGGGAGAGGTGAACAAGTTCGCCGACTCGCCGTTCGGGATAATCCTGAGTGAGTTTTATCCGGTAAGGCCCCGCTCAAATGACCCAGCCGACCAGTTCTCTCGGGTCGTATACCAACTGAGGGACGAGCAACGGCGCGTCCAGCAGAGGTTCAACAAGCTCAAGCAGTCCAAGGGCATGGGCGAGCGAGAGGTCAAGGCCATCCACAGGGACATCAGGAAGTCCCGCATGAGGATCAACAGCAAGTTGTCTCAGGCCATGCGTGGGTTCAACGGACTCGGCGTCAACAACTACGACCTCTACCAGCAACTACGCGGGGCGCGATACGGGGAGCGGAGATCCAAGCTACTCTTCTCAGGGTTCATGGAGAATCCGGTCCCGACCACTGACCTCGTCGAGACCCTGATGCGGACGCCACAAGGACAGCAGCGGCTCAGGTGGCTGATGGAGGAACACTCGGAGAACCCAAGGTTCCTGAAGCTGGACGACTAGCTCTCGCCCTCGATGCCGAGCTTGGCAGCCTCCCAGCCGTGCCTCATGCCCATCAGGTAGAGGGCGTCGAGGTTCTTGGCGAGGGTGTCCTTCGACCACTTGCGGTCGGCTACGTTCTTGACGATCTCGTCGGCACGCTTCTGGTGCTCGGTGGCTTGGCGGCTTTGCAGTTTGTCTAATGTCATTTTAATTTTTGTGGATAACGTCGGTCAGTCTGATGGCGATATTGTATTGGGCCTTGGTGTCTAGGATCGGGGAGGCGGGTAGGATCTTGTCACCTATGATCGGATACAGTTTACAGGTTTCAGGGTCCACCGGATCATCGTCGAAATACTCACCCTGAATCATCATGGGCATTCCGTTCGGGAAGAACTCTCGGACTATCTGTCTATACACCGTGCAACTCGTTGAGGTTGGACAGGCGGCGATTGATCGAGCGCATCACATGCTCCTCGATGGAGTCCGTTGCGACCAGCACCTGCTGGAGGGCGTCACTCTTACCACCGTTGCGGTGGATGCGACCGAGCACCTGCTTGTAGATCTTGCAGTTGAAGGTGGGCGAGATCAGCGCCACGCGTGGGCGGTTACCAATCGTGTCGTGCAGGGAGATCCCCGTCCCACCAGCCGCAGCATTGACTGCGATGCAGTGAGTCTGGTCAGCTTGGAAATCGTCGATAACCTGCTGACGATCTTCGTCGGACTGCCGACCGTCGATCCGATCACACTTCAGCCGGAGCCGGAGAGCGTCGATGGTGTCACTGTAATTCACGAAAAGAACTACCGACTTACCCTGAGCCATGAGATCCTCTGCCATCTCGGCGAGATCCACAACCTTGAATGCCTCGGCCAGCCGACGGGCGCGGGTGATGTTGGCGAGGACATACTCGCTATCAGTCACGGTCCCCTTCTCGATGAAGTCCTCGATGATCTGGGGCGTGATGCCGAGGTCGTCGTAAGCCTTCTGGATCTTCTTGTTCTCCCTGAACTGGATCGGCTGAACGAACACACGGTTCTTCTTGAAGGAGTTCGGGAAGTCATCCACCGTGAGTCGGTGGGTGCTGGTCGAATACATCTGCTGGCGGAGTAGCGGGAGGTGGAAGGGGTCTTCCAGAATCCACGCCCCCCACTCGTTCTTCTCGCATCCGAACATCCGCATCCACGGCCACCACCTCTTCAGCCCGTCCACCTTCTGGTCGCCGGAGTGCAGGCCGAGGGCGAGACCGAGGGGGCGCATCTCGGTGGGGTCTTCGCAACTGGTGCCGGACATGCTGTGAACCGTGTAGCCCTGCTTGATGAGGTTCACAAACAGCGCGGCGTTCTGGGTGAACGGACCCTTGCACTTGTGAACCTCGTCCACGAACACAACCGTGTCGGGGTCGATGAGCCACTTGAATGCTTTCTTGCCCACCTTGGAGACGTAACCAGTCTTACCCGTGCGAAGGGATTCAAGGTTAAGGATGAAGGTTGCAGTGACGCCCTCCTCCTCCAGTTCGGCCTTCCATGCAGGGATGACAGCCTTGGGGCAGATGACTGCGATGGGCTTGCCGAGGGCGGCTGCCAACTTGACTGCGACTACAGTCTTGCCAGTCCCCATGTCGGACTGGTCGAGGGTGGCGAGGCCAGCCACGAGGCGCTTGTAGAAGAAGTAGAATGTCTCCAGTTGCTTGGGGAAAAGGGTCTTGCTCATTTAATAGGTAGTCAGTTTTAGGATGCGAGTAGTATAGCAGGTGAGTTGAATAGCGTCAAGGACATTATGATATATTTTTGGGAAGGCCGCTCAGGTGTTTCATTGGGAACTAGCTAATCCCGTTGCAGGTTCTCCCTGCACACCATGCCTGAGCGGCTAAAATTATTCGGCTAAGAATTCAATCAGGGCGAGACCCGCGTGGATCAGGAGTAGTGTTCCAACGAACGCCAACATGGTCAAGGTGGCGGCCTCGTAAAGTGCTAGTTCTTTTTTCATGTTAAAGCGCGTTATCAAATTCGACTTGCTCTCTGACCTCTGAGATCCGGCATCCGAAGCTGAAGTCCAGTTCGCCGTTCTCTTCCGCCTCGGTGAGAAGTGAGAGGATGGTTCGTGCTTGGGTCTCATTGTCGGTATTGATAGTCAAGGTTGCCATGTCCATTTGTTTGGGGGTTACAGTTTCTTGAGCAAGTAGAGGATGGCATCCACCCTCGGCTTGAGTGTGGCATTCTCTTTGGCGATGGCCTCCAACTCCTCCTTGATGACGTAGTGGGTTGATCCCTTACGCATCGAGGGGAGCCATTTACGGACATCAATTATTTCAGCCACGACGTAATTATACACATTTCTAACAGAATGTCCAATGGTTTTAATCATGTGTTTATAAAGTAAAATGTGAGGAGGGATTACTTTTGTTACCCCCAACTTTCGCCGTCCAGATAAAGATCATTTAGGCTACTCGCGCTCTGCTCTCTCTGCTCAGTCAGTTGACCCTTGCTCAAGATACAGACACCTTTAGGCTCTTGGATTACACCTATGTTCAGTCACTCACGATTGGGGAGCTACCCCAAAGATTAAAATTGTTAGATGCTATAATGCTTACGGACTTCTACTTCAGCTTCTTCGTAAGTCAGGCCGCTCTTCTGGGCCTTCCACATTGCCTCCCATACTTCGTGCATGTGGTAGTGCATGAGGGACCGGATGGTCTGAGGGATCTCCTCGTTATCCCGATAACTATTTTTGAAGTTATCATAGTCGATCTCATCGACCGCCACCCCGATGGCGTTGGTCACCACAGGTTTGTGGAGGCTGACCCTGAATCGGTAGTCGGCGTCGGGAGTCTCCTCGACCTTCAGCCAAGGTAGGAGCGCATGGAAGAGGCGCTCCAAGTCACCCTTCATCCGAGCACGGACGAGCAATTTCGTGGAGTCGTTACGGTCCTCCACGATGGAGACGAATCCTTTGTTAGTGAATACCCACATGTTACTGGCCCCTCCCTTCGTTGGAAATGTCTTCCAGTTTCTGGAGCTTATTACGGACATCCCGTCGGTAATCCGATTGCTGTTTCAGAATCTTCTTCCGGTTCTTCCTGTAATAGGCCCGCGCATATGTGGCGTTCTTTCGGAGGATATCCTGAGCATCCGAGGTGGCCTCCTGCTCACGCTCCCCGTCGGGCCAGTCGAGGCCGAGGGCGTTGAGTCCCTCCCTCACATCGTCCAGAGATGCCGTCCCGAAGTGTGGCAGGCTGAGAAGATAGTCAGGGGTCTGACTGATCAACTGCCCGAGGTTGCAGATGTCGGCATCCTCCAATGCGGCGGTAGCATTCTTGCGGAGGTCGAGCCTACGGATGGAATCGTAGAGAGACGTTGCCCTCACGGCGGGGTCAGGTTCCTCGTCATCCCATGACTCGATGTTCTCGGCGAAGAGATCTGCGAGGAGGGGAGGTTGAACTTCCTCTTCCTCTTCTTCACGGTCGTCGATGGGGGCCGCGATAACCTCCGCGAGGGTGGGGACTTTCTCTTCTGACTCGTCAACAGAAACCGGATGCCACTCGGCAGTAGTGTAGGTTTTCCCCTCTCCCGCCGGAGTGTAGGTGCTTGTCGGCTTGGCGAACAGATCCGAGGAACGCTCGGTCTCGAAATTTTCGAGGGCCTCCTCAAGATGAGCCTTCTTCGCCTTGAAGCCCATGCCCGTCACATGGTTCAGGTGATGATCACGGAGTTCCGTGACGAGCCTGTCGGCGGCCTCGCGCTCGGTGAGCAGCATGTTTTTCATGTCCGCGAATTTCTCACGGGACTCCAGTTGTTCGTCAGTCAGGCTCAAGAGCAGATCAAGACCAGCTTGAGTGTCCTTGAGGAAGGACCGGATAGATGTGGTGTTTGCCATGATGATACTATAACAGAGGGGTGGGATTTAGTCAACAACTTTCTGCAAATAAATTAAGCGGCTGTTAACTGGAAACTTTATTTTTGAGTTAAGCTCTCCCGCTTCCGCCGGAGAACGAGGAGCAGGACGATGGGGACAAGGATCAGGAAGAGGGTTGCAGTCATGGTGTTTGGCGTTAGTCAATCCGAGCCTCGGAAAGTTCGTGCTCGCCACCGTCTTCATCGAGCACGGTGACGGTGGTGCTTTCGGGTGAGGTGGCAACCACCACTCCCCAAGTGCCGCCGTCGAAGGTGAGTTCGATAGGGGTGGGGGGTTCGGGTTTGCACATCGCGGCCAAGGCTAACCTAGCCGGAAGAACAACTATCGAGTTACATGTGTCGCAACACTGGCCCGAGTCGAACGGCCTCACTGGCTCGGGGTTGTTGCCCCACCCTACGAAGTGGTCGCCACAAAGGACACACATCCATGATTCGTTTTCCATGATCAGTTAAGTAGAAGTTTCTTTTTCTCGTTACCCTCATCGTCCTCCTTGAGGACTATGTTCAGGCTCTTGAAATCTTCCCAGTGTCTCTCGTCCACCACCACGCGGTTACCTCTACGGTCTGCTTCAAGCAGTTTGCTGGTGGCTGAGACCTCAAAGGAGTCAACCTCCTCGACGTTGCCGATGGCGTGGGTCAGGTCTACAACGTCTTGCGCCGAGACGTATCGCTCGCCACGGGGGGAGCCACAGTCACAGCCCTCAACGTCACACCGATCAGGGCGGACGGTCAGGACGAAATTGAGGGTGCCGCAATCATCGCACTCATGGAAATCTATGTCGTGCATTTGAAACCCTGCCTCATTGACAGTCGCTTCAAGTATGTCCTCCATGATACAGGACGGGTTCCTTGAGTTGGTTTCGTCAACCGGATAATCAGTGTCGATAGCACAACTGTTAAGCTCAAGGACGATGTTGAGGGAAAGGAACTCAGGTTGGAATTGCATGATCAGGATTGGTTGTCGGGGTTCTCTAGTTCGTCGAACTCCTTGGCAATCTGGTGTGCGTCGAAGTCGGCGTAGTCTCGGGGTCCATCGTGCAGGGAGTCCTTGATGTCTTGCAGGACTCGGGACACTACCTCGGGCCTCGGTCCCTTGGGACGGGCAGCCTCGAAGAGGTCGGTGATGCTTTGGTGGATGCTTGGCATGGTGATACTATAACAGAGTGTAATGATTTAGTCAACAACTTTCTTTGATTTATTTATTTCCGCATTGAGGGCGGCGTCAAATTCTTCCTCGCTCACGTTCTCAAGTGAGACGATGGGAGCACCAAGATCCCTGACTCCATCAGGGCGGGAGCCGTCTCGGCAAGACCAAGCTGTGCTCTTGCGCCCATCGTAGATGGTGGCCGTCCTATCGGCTGGGTTGTAGAAACCAAATATGTGGTCGTAGTTCATGGAGCGTTAAGCGGAGATTTTATTTTTGAGTTAAGCTCTCTCCCCATCGTTGATGTGGTCGTCGGCTCTCCAGTTGTCCCAGTCTTCCTTCGTCCACTCCTCTTCCTCTTCCTCCTCTTCCTCCTCTTCCTCCTCCTCGGCAGACAGGATCACGGTCTCCGCCTCGGCGAACGCCTCGCGTTTCTTCTCGGCTTGCTCGGCCTCGTGCTCCGCGATGTAGTCGCGCATGGAGGAGAGCAGGGCGGCCTCGGAGATGGCAACGTGGATGACCATGTCATCCTCGTAGGGGAGGAGGTAGCGGAAGCCCATCTTGCGGGTGGCGAGGACGAACAGTCGCAGCCACATTGTCTGAATTAAATCTCTCATGGTAGTTTCTAATGGTTGAAGGTTAGCCGACGTTGATGGCGACTCTCTCGCCGAACGGGTAGCAGGTGACACCGATGTTCTCGGGGGCGTGGTAGCCGAAGCACAGCCACAGGATGGGGCAGTAAGGCTCCCTCATGTCGTCCCAGTCCCAGCGACAGGTGTAGCCGTCGGTCAGGAAGATGATGCCGTCCGCGTTCGGTGCGTTCTCCTCGGCCCAGTCGAGGGCTGGCTTGAGTTGAGTCCCGCCCCCGCCGCCGAGGGTCTCGGGGAGTTCGCCTCCAGCGTCCACCTCGTGGGTCTCGTGGACCCGAGTGTCGCAGGGGACGATGTGAGTGAGGCGGGGCTGGAACTGGTCGAGCACCTCCTGCACCTTGTCGAGCATCGGACCCATCTTGTGGACGTTGGAGCCGGAGGTGTCCACGAGGAACACAAGCTCGCCAGCTACCTTGGAGCCACGGGCGCGGCGGACCACGCCAGTCCGGTCGAAGGTGCGAGTGCAGAGTGGGCGGTCCCAGCCTTCCTCGGAGCGAGCCTGAAACCAGTTGACAAGGTGCTCGTCCCAAGGGACACGGTTCGTGGTCCGCTTCAGGTCGCTCGATGCGAACGTCCCCGCGCCGGAGCCAAGACCCTTGGTCTCGTTCACACGCTCCTCGTAGGACGCCTGCTGGACAGCCTCACGGTTCGCGGAGTCGAAGTCCTCAAGAGTCTCACCGTCCTCAAGCTCAGGCTCGCAGAAGTCATCGTGACCACCACCGAACTCTCCGGTGGTTGCCCCATCCCCCGAGCCATCAGGGGATGAGGCTTCACCATGCTCGTCCGACTCGGCTCCACCCTTGCCGGACTCACCTTCCTGCTCACCAGAATCGTTCTCGTCGCCGGAGTCACCACCGTCCTGATCACCAGCCTCGTCGCCGGAGTCAGGGTTCGGGGTGCCGGAGCCGTTGCCAGCCTCGTCACCTTCCTCGTCGGACTGCTCGGAGCCACCGCTGTTCACGTTCACAGGAGGAACGGGGTGGGTCTTGAGGATCTTCTCGACGAGTTGCTCGGAGGACAGGTCTTCCTTGTCGGTATCGTATAAATCTTTTTCGTCGATAAGGATATCTCCGAGGGGAGTCATCACATCGAACGGCTCAAGTCCGGCGTCGAACATGGCCTGACGGGCCTCGTTGTTGAGATCGCGGAGCCACGCGTTGATGATCAGGTCGCTCGCCACGTTGGCAGCACACCAGTTCTTTCCCTTCCAGAATATCTGAGCACCGACCTCACGGTAGCGGCGGAATCTCTCAGCGTGGTTGAGCAGCAGGTGGCAGTTCTCGTGACCGACAACGAACGCACAGTTGGAAGCCTTGAGGGTGTTCAGAACGGCGAGGTTGTAGTAACCGAACCTCCCGTCCATCATGCCATACTTGGTGGCAGTTGTGTGCTTCATGCCTCGGAGTGAGGCGCGGTAGAGGTAGCCGACCCAGTTGCGGAGGTCGCGGACTCCGACCTCGAAGGGGGTGGTCCCCCTTGGGTGAACGTCGATGAAGTTGGAAGTGGCAGGCATGGTGATACTATAACAGAGTGTGATGGTTTAGTCAATATCTTTCTGATCTTTTTTTAGACAAGCCCACTCGCGGCGAGCTTGTCCTCAAGGGCGGCGGTCACCTTGGTGAACTCCTCGGCCTTGTCCTTCCGCTCGACGGGGTCGAGTCCGACAACGTCGAGTCCCTCGACGAGGCTGGCAGCAGTGGCCGCAGCAGTCTCCAGTTCGGGGAGGTCGAGCAGGTTCTTCCCGCGCACCTCGGCGACCAGTTTCTCCACGGTCTTGAACTTGTCGGCGCGGAGCCGAGTCTTCTTCCCGTCCTCGGTCTTGGAGTCGGCGGCGACGAGCCGCTTGACGCACTCACCGAGGGCGTCGAGCAGGGACTCGACAGGCTTGGCGTGGGCCGAGAGAACCTTGGCCTTGGCAGACTCCTCGGCCTTGAGCTTGATCCGCTGGACCGTCTCGGCCAGCACGGTATCGAAGATTTTAGAATCCGAGATAGTGGTCTCGATGTCGAACCCGAGTTCGCTCCGGCGGAGGAACCGATCCACTGTGGGATACTCCACGCCCTCTCCGAACACGAGCATCTCCTCCTTGCCCCGCTCCTTGAGAGCCTCCCAGTTGCGGCGGATCTCGGCGTTGCACTTGTCGATGCTGATCTTTGCAGCGTTGAAGATCTCCTCGAAACGGTCGAAGTCCTGCACTCGACAGAGGTAGGTGTTCGGGCGGCCAGTCTTTGCCAGACCACGGTAGCCCCGCTTAGGGTCACCAGCCACGATGTCCTTCTTGAACTGGTTGACGAAGGACCGCGCCGTTCCAATGGCAGTGTCGGTGGCGGGGAGGAAGCGGGAGTTCGCCGACAGGAGTTTCTTGAGTCCGGCCCTCTCCTCGGGATCGACCTGATCGAGCAGGACTTTCTTCGCGTTGGGGTTGGTCCCCGTGATCACGTAGGACGGGTTGGCGAGGTGGATCTCGACGAGCGAGCGGAGGGAGGAAGATTTGATTTCGAGCATGGTGGTAGTGTATCAGATAGAGTTTAAGTTGTCAACTATTTTCTTGGATAATTTTTAGGGCTAGGCGACGAGACCCTTCAGGTGGAGAGCAGATGGGTGGGCGAAGATGGGGTTGTCCCCGTCACCCTCGGGCTGAGTGTGAGCGGCGAGGGTGGAGAACACCCACGCTCCAAGCTCGGGACTGCATCCCTCGAAGAGGTCGAAGGCCCAGTCCCACTGGCCGGAAGAGATGGCAGCAGGGTAGTCCTTGCCTCCCTCGTTCAGGGCGATGCGAGCGGCGGCGAAAGCCACGGCGGGGTGACGGTGCTTGGGAACCTCGGCCATAGTCTTGCGACCCTCGCGGACCTCGGTCACCTCCGGCCCGATCACGAGCACGGTCTTGATGAGGCTGACCATGTCATCGACTACGGGAGTCGGGATGCGGGATGCAGCATGGAGGGCGAAGAAGTCTACGTCCTTGATGGAGTCCCAGTCGGGGAACATCCTGAGCACACCTTCCCATGTCCGGCCAGAGCACACGGCCCCGCCAGTGTAGCGGGACGGCTTGTCCTCGCCCTTGACCTTGCCAGTCCACGGGTTGAGACCCTCGCCCTGAGTCTCCACGCCTTGCCTGAAGAAGTTCAGGTAGGCCCAGACAGGGCTGCCCTTGAAGGTGGGGGCGGTGTGATTGAGGAAGTCATCGACCGAAAGTTCAAACCGATACTGGCTGCACCGTGCAGCGTCAGGCTGGGAGAGTTCCCGCCCGTTCTCAACATCGTCGAGCCGCCCGTTAAACGTGATCATAAACCTCACGTTAGGGCCGACCTTGTGGACCCCGATGTAGCGGTCCTGCCCGTCCGGTGCGTAGAGAGCGGGACGGTATGCCTGCTTGATCTGGCCGGACGCGGCCTGCCACTCCTCCAGAATGACGAGGATAGGCTTGTCGCCCACGGTCGCCCAGACCGGAGCCTCCTCGGGCTTGATGGACACCGAACGGTAGTCACCGTTGCCCTCGTGGTGAGGGACTTGGATACCACGAGCAGTCTCCTCGTGGACTCCGGCACAGTTGAAGGTGACGATCCCGCCCTCGTGGTTCGGGTCACGGGCATCAGCCCACGAGATGAACTGAGCAGGGATGCCGAGTTCCTTGGCAACCTCCTTGCCGGACGAGGACTTGCCTCCTCCGGTGGGGCCGCCGACTGCGAGGACCGAGCCGGAGCGTTCGGCCATTCGGGTTGCGGCGGGGACGCCGGAGAAGGAGAGTTTCGGTAGAGAAGTTTCAAGCATGGGAGTAGTGTATCAGCTAGGTGTTAAGTTGTCAAATGTTTTCTTGAATTATTTTCTGAACTTGAAAGGCACGGCGCGTTGGACTGCATCGAGCAGGCCCCTGCTGTAGAGGCAGGTGAGGACGCGAGTGGTCTCCTCAAGGTCAGGCACGATACCGTTCTGGTAAGGGTGCTGGGCCTTGAGTTCATCGACGATGCGGTCGAGTGAGTCGATCACGGCGACGAGATCCTCGGTCGGGATCGGGAGTTCAGGGGTAGGGTCGTGGGAATCAGGCATGATGGTAACTGGGTAAATGTTTAGGCGATGTCGAGGGCGTATGCGTTCCGCAAGTGGTTCTTGTGACGGTCGAGAACGTGGTCCGCCTCGTTCAACTGCTGCTGGAGACTCAACATGTGGAGGTCAAAGCGTATCCGCTGTTCGGTGCTCATCTCCCTGTGCTTGATAAGGTTCTTTGATCTGATGATCTTCCTACGGATGTTCTTGCAGTCGATGTTCGCAAGATACATTTTGTGAGTGTCGAGCATTTGGTTGAAGTCGTAATCGTTCATGGGCATGATGGTAACTGGGTAAATGTTTCTGGGGTTAAGCGGAGGGACCGTGATGGGTGACGCTAGCGAAGGACAGGGTCGCAGCCTCGTTATCACTATCGAAGAACTCGTCGGTGAACCGGAACCCGTTGGGGTGGGTTGTGCTGGGGCGAATCCACTCGGGGCGAACGAACTTCTGCCCCGCGTAGTAACCGTCGAAGGCTTGAGCTTCCCCCCTGTTGAGGAACAGCACCCACCCTTGGGGTTCCTCGTTAGTCTGGACGGCGTGGACGTTGATCGGCATGAAAGGAAGGGTTCCGGTGAAGATTATTCTGGGCATGATGGTAAGTGGGTAAATGATTCTGGGGTTAAGCGGCGGCGGTCTTGTTGCCCCATGGCAGGCCGAAGTTCTCGGCGCACACTGGCCCGAAGCCAGCGGCAAGGGACTCGGTGGTGGTCAACTCCCGCCGACAGAAGCAGCAGTTGCCGGAGGCGTGGCCGTGTTCCGCCGCCACCTTGGCGGGGTCAGCGGCGAAGTCCTTCACCAGTTGGACGACCTCGGGGGTCGCACCCCGAGCGGGGTGGAAGGCACCATCCTTGATCACTCCGAACCAGCCTGCCCCGAACTCGGGAGCGGCGACGGTGATGGAGCCGTGGTGCTTGGACCGAGGCCCAGCCTTTGCCACCTTCAGGGTGACGGGACCACGAGTCAGGATGAACTTGGGGAACTTCAGCTTGGCCGAAGCGGTGGCGAAGATGGCCTCGATGGCGGAGGCATCGACCTTGACGGGCGGGGCCTTGGCCTCGGGAGTGGCGACTCGGTGGAGCCAGAACTTGCGAGCGGCGGACAGGTCGCCCCACTTGTTGAATGCCTTGGCGAGATCCTTGGCGAAGGAACTGGCGTCGGGGTCAGCGAAGACGGCAGCGGCGGCCTCGGCGTCAGTTGAAAACTTGGAAGTGAATCCGGCGTGGGTCTTGCCGGAGGCGGAGGTGATGGAATCGAACTTGAGCATGACGGTAGTATAGCAGGTGGTTAGAGAATTGTCAAATGTTTTCTTGAATTATTTTTGGGGCGGCTTGATGCGGACAAGATCACGGGCCATCCGCTCAACGTCAGGGTAATTGCCGAGAGCCTCGTGATCATTCTCGTTGCTCCAAGGGATCAGGAAGCGTCGGAGTTCGGTGAGGGAAACGCGGCGGAAGAGACCGAGGCCACTTCTCTCAACGTCACGAGTGAGCTTGTTGGCTTGCTCGGTGAAGGGAGCGATGGACTTGGTAGCGGCGGCGTCGATGGCAGACTGGAGTGGAGTAGGCATGATGGTAAGGTATCAGAAAGGTGTTAAGTTGTCAAATGTTTTCTTGAATTATTTTTGGGGTTAGGAAACCTCCACCTTGATCCCGAGGGCGGTGTGAGTCAGGTCCACCTTGCGGGTGCGTCCGGTGACACCGTTGATCACATAGAGGGAAGCCCTCCTCCAGCCGAGGCGGTCATCGAGGTAAACGCGGCCCTTCTTGAAGGTCGAGCCGTGCTTGCCAGCGATGGCCGTCAGGGAGCGCCCGAGCTTCTCCTTCCAGATGGAGTTGCTCATCCCGAACTCGTTGCGGGCGGGGATGGCTGCCTCCATGATGGAGATTGCGGACTGGGCGGTCTCTTCAGTGAAGAGCGGGGCTGGGATGGCTTTAGCAGGCATGGTGATAAGGTAACAGAAAGGTGTTAAGTTGTCAAATGTTTTCTTGAATTATTTTTGGGCTTAGGAAACGGGGGCCACTCTTGTCCATCCGACGGGGGCGCAGACCCACTTGGCAGGGCGATGAGCTTTCGGGTGATCGACCTCGACGATGTCATCGACCGAGAGGGACCGGAGGTTCCCGAGACGGTAGGCGGCGGCGATGGGCTTGTCCTCTTCGTTGAGGAACTCCTCCGGTGCGTTGAACATATGGAAGGCTCGGTCGCAGGCGGCGGGACGGCTGGTGCTGACGGTGTCAACGTAGGAGAAGACGGCTTTGTCGGGGTCCACAAGGTCGGTTCGGAAGGCAACGTGGAAGATGTTTACGATCATGGTAGTTGGGTATGGTTGGTAGTTTAGGTTGGTGAGATTTCGGGGCGGGGTTAGCCCTCGATTTTATCGAGGGTTTTCTGGGTTACCTTTCGCAGTTCAAGAAGTGCGTTGAACTTCCGGCGGTATGCGTCACCGAGTCCGACTACCACTGGCCTGATGTAGTCGGAGTCGAAGAGGTCGCGGCAACTCTTAGCTGCACGCTCCGCGTTTTCCTTGTTGTCGAAGACTACTGCACCGGAAGGTCCGCCGCCGAAATTGTGTCCGCCGTCTTGGGCAGTGAGGCAGGCACTCTGGGTCGGGTTGTCGTTGGCGACGACAACCCAAGCGTTGTTGGCGACACGGTTGGCGATCTTGTAAATCTCAATCTGCTCGTTGATCAGGTCGAGGCTTTCTTGTGCGGCGGCGTAGAGGGCGGCGGAAGTAGTATTAACTGGCATGGTGGTAAGGTATCAGATAGGTGTTAAGTTGTCAAATGTTTTCTTGAATTATTTCTGGGCCTTCTTCGCGTGGACCCAAGCGATGAAGTCGTCGAGTTCGTCCGCCGGAATGTCCACCAGCTTGAGGCCAGCCCACTTCTCGGGGACACCTTGGCTCAGGTCGAAGTCGCGCCGCCAGTTGGCCTGACGGTCGGCCTCGACTTGGTAGCCCTCGACAACCCAGACCCCTTGCACCTTGCGGCGGTCCACCTTGCGGGGATCGGTATCGACGATGGTCGCACCGTCACGGTCCAGCAGGAGGACATGGCGCTCGACCAGCACGAGGTAGCGAGCGTCAGGGGCATCGTTCAGCTTGCGGAGGAGGGGCCGGATCTTGGCGACCGAGGGGAGATCCGCATGAAGGCGGCGTAAAGATTTCATCTTCCCGTTGGCTTGCTCGGCCCGATAAGTCAGCTTGCAGGCACTCTTGCGGGACCGGACTGAGAACCCACCGCGCCGGAGGATGCGCTTAATGTCAGACATATGACCGGAGTAGTGGTAGGTGCTCGGCGGGATGCCAAAGTGAGCGATGACCGAGGAGGTGCAGACCGTCTTTCGGCGGCCCGAGGCGTGGGTGATGTGACCGGAGAGGTGGGGAGTGGAGAGAGTAGGCATGGTAGTGGTAGTATTCAGGATTCAGGATTCGGGGTTAGCCTTGACGGCGGATCATCTCAGCGTCGAGGAGGGCCAGCTCGGCCCTCAGTTGATCCAAGGCAATGGCGTGAATGGGGTGGGGTGGTTGTGCCTCCTCCTTGGCGAAATTCTCCCTCGTAAAGTTCAGGAGCCACTCCAAGTCCTTGTCCGACCACTCCATAAGCTCGGCCCCGCTGAAGGAGGTCCGAATCTTACGGGGGGAACGAAGGGCCGAAAGGCGGGCGATGGTGTCAACTCTGCTCATGGTGATAGTCAGGTATGGTTGGTGGTTCAGGATTCGGGATTAAGCAAAGCAACTAGGCTGGACCCAGTCTTGTCCGGTCTCATCGTTGAGGGCATCGCAGATATCGGACTTGGTCCGACCGACCTTGACCGTGGTGTAGGTTGCGCTGGTCAGGATCGCGGCCCAGTCGGCGAGGTCCGTTCTTCCCGCTTCAAGGGCGGCCTCGTTCACGGCGAGGTGGGCCTCGTCAAGAGTGGGGAAGTAGGCGTAGGTGTTGGCGGCGAGGGAGGAGGTGTAGGATGCGAGGATCAGATTCATGGTAGTCAGGTATGGTTGGTAGTTTAGGTTGGTGAGATTTCGGGGCGGGGTTATCGGCCAGCGTGGACGGCGTCGAGGGCCTCTTGAAAGGTGCCATCAGCATGACGTTGGAGTAAGTCGGCGGCCTCGGTGATGATCTTGCGAGCGGCCCAACGGCCCTCGACCTCGGCCTCGGAGAGGCTATCCCAGAGTGGGTGATTGTCGGATAAGACATCGACGAGGGAACCGATGGCCTCGTTGAGGACATCGAGTTCGGCGTAGAGGGCGTCGGAGGAGGGGCGGCGGTCGGAAGTAGTAGTAACTGGCATGGTGAAACTATACCAGAAAGGGGGCTTATCGTCAATATCTTTCGGTCACTTAAGGTATCTTTTTTCCCTCACCCTGTAACCTGTTGAGTGTCAATGGGTTACAGGGATTGGTCATCTGATCACCCTCGGATCAGGGGTCAGGATAGAGGGTGCAGGGTGCCGGAAACCCCTTGAAAAACAGGGTCGAAAGGGTCCGAAATCCCTAACAGAAACGGCTTTAAGTGCAGGTTTCATAGCACCATGAATCGGTGTAACGTGTTGAGGGTCAAGGGGTTACAGTCTAACAGAAACTGTTAGATTCTGTTAGAGACGAGTTGTAACTTATTGAGCATCAATGAGTTATGATGTATATACAATGTATTGAATCGTTTGAATTGGTTCCGAGGGTCAAGACCCCCGAGAGGGGGTCAAAGCCCGTAGCGGGCCTCCTAGGGGCCTTAAAATGCAAGTGTAACTCGTTGAGGCTAAGTGGGTTATGACTGAGGATCTAACAGACAGGGGCCGAGGGGGAGTGGCTCAAGCCCTACGTTTCAGGGGGCCGGAGCAAGGGGTCAGGGTGCAGGGATCGGGGGCCTGCCAAGGCCAGCCCTCCCCACCGAATCCGGCAGCCTGAGCCATGCAGCCCGAGGCCGGAAGCCGGAGCCATGGTAAGGTGAGCAAGGTAGTCAGGATTCCCGAACCATGGTGCCGGAGCCATGGTAAGTGCAGCAGGATAGTCAACATTCCCGAAGGGACGCCACCCCCCACTGCTCACCTTTTCGTCGCCGCCCCCCTCCATATATATCTCTGTGTGTGAAAAAATTTGACTAATATGGTATGGCTGCTTTAATTGACGGGTATGGCTAACGAATCCTACTACGAACGAAACAGGGAAGCGCGGTGCGCCTACCAGCGTGAATACTACAAGAACAACAAAAATCGCATCAACAAGAAGCGACAGATCGACGAGAGCACCGACCCCGAGAAAGCGAAGCGAAGGCTGGCCTACAATAAAGCCTACTACCGCAAGCACCGGAAGCGGCTTTTGGCCGAGCGGGCAGAACGCTACCGCGAACTCAAGGCTGAACGTGAGGCGGCAAGAAGGCAGAATTTGCAAACCTGACTTGGAAACTTTTCTTGAGAGAGTATACTTTATATATAGAAATATATGGTATGTAGTTACAGAAAAACTTTTCATTCCCCGATATGCAAATTCCAGACGGCTTCAAGCTAATCCCCAAGACGACGCACTACGCGTATTACCCCATCACGAACCTCGTGATGAATCTGAAAACAGACCGCGTTCTCAAGCCCCAGTGGGTGGGAGACATGCTCCGAACAAAGGTCGTGAGCGAGGACGGGAAACCGTTCTTCTTCGTCCACGACAGTATTAACAAACCCCCACCCCCCACCCTGACTCGTGAACAAGTGCTTCAGGACGAGGGAGCCAAGATCCTGCCGGACTACCCGCGCTACGCGATCACGGAACTGGGGGTGCTCTATTGCATCGAACCGTGCAAGCGGGGGCGCAAGGCCAACCGTATCCACGTTGTAGATACACACGACCACCAAGGGTGGGAGAGCGCATCACTGGTGTCCCCTGACGGGAAGGTCCGCAAGGTGCGAATCGACAAGGCCCTCAAGTCGATGTGGCCCTGAATAATCGACACGTTCTACAGATGTGTCGATCTGATCGACAAGAAACCCGCTACAGGTTGTGGCTACCGTCCTTGCTTGGCCCCCGCAATCGCAGGGATACGGGCCGCTTCCTGTAGCGGGTTATAAAGTTTGTGTGGGGGCTGACTGGGATTACCTGTCAGTTTGTTAAAGTAGGGCCTAAGCCCCCACACTGTAGCCCTACTCCGCTGTCTCGCTCTCCGCCTCGGACTCGCCCTCAGTAGGGACGAGGTCAAGCCCGATACAGAAACGTGGTGGGAGTGGGCGAAGTTCCAGTTCCAACTGAGCCGATGTTGCTGGCTGAGTGAATGGAAGGGGAACTGAACCGCCCAAGTCCGAAGTGGAACATGATGCCCCAAACAGGATACATGCTGCACTGGCTGCAATGATGTGAAGTTTCATCAACCCCCTTGTAGGGAGCACCATGTTAAGTGTCAACCGGATTTCCCAGTTAAATGTCCAGAAGTTTGGTGACGGCCCACAGCAGTGCAACTGTAGCGGTCAAAAACAAAACCATGGCTGGCTCGTCCGGCATCATGTCCCTTAACCTGAAATATACATAATTGACTAAAGGTAGTCAAAACGGTATCACTTGTGACAATGAGCGACCGCCCGCTTGACACCATCGACACCCTGAATCTTGGTTCCTTGGACGAGAAGGGGAAACCCGTAGAGACCAGACTGAAGGACGTAAAGAGTGCGCTTGGTATTTACTCGACTCTCCGCACGGCAGACGAGAAGTCTTCGTTGAACCGCGCCCGCATCGACTCGATGTTTGACGGGGCGGCTCCCTACAATTCTAGTAGCCTTGCCCTTAGCGGGCAGGGCCTCAAAACAAACCTGAATTTCGGCGATGCCCAGCGACTCTTGGATGTGGCTTTGTCTGCTTATGTTGACCTTTACTCTTCTTTGGAAAGACTTGTCGAGGTGCGCGGAACGCAGGGCGAAGCGAGCGAGGTCAAGCCAGCGGAAGAAATCGTCGCGGAGGAACTGACGCACCTGATGCGGAACTGGCCCGAATTCCACAGCGCCTATCTCCGTTTATGCACGACGTTCATCAAGCACGGGGTGGCAGTCTCCTACTTCGATTCCCCCGACGACTGGAAGTTCCGTGTCGGTGGGTTCACGGATATTTTGATCCCGAGACAAACCCCCGCCAGCGAGGACTCTATTGATGTGGCCATCGGGCGGCGCAACTACCTGTTGCACGAATTGTTTGCCTACATCAAGAACCCCAAGGCTGCGGCCAAGGTCGGGTGGAACGTGGATGAGGTGAAGCGCGTTATTCAGAAAAACGTGCGAACAGATAACAGGAGCCTCTACGACGACTTTGAGGCGTTGCAGCAGGAGTTGAAGAACAACGACATCTACACCGGAATCGAGAACCCCTCGGTTTCGGTCCTGCACTTCTGGGTCAAGGAGATGGACGGCAGCGTTAGTCATTACATCTGCGCCGAAGACACCCCGAAGGATTTCCTGTATAAGAAAGTTTCTCGTTACGAAAAAGCCGAGCAGGCGTATGTGATGTTCACCTACGGCGTCGGCAGCAATGGAACCTATCATTCAATTCGGGGCTTAGGTCAGAGGATCTTTGCCCATGTCCAGACCAGTAACCGATTGCGTTGCCAGCAGATTGACGGAGCTATGCTCGCCTCTGCGGTGATGATCCAACCCGAAACACAAAGGTCTCTGGACGAATTGCAGTTCACTTACTACGGCGCGTATGCCGTATTGTCTCCGAACGTGAAGATTGTCGAGAAGGCGATCCCGAACCTCGGCACTGCGGTCCAGCCTGCCTTGCAGGATCTGACACAGCAGTTGCAGTTGAACACGGACACCGTCAGCACCTACGGCCCGAATCAGGGTTCCCCATACCGGAACCAGATGCAGATCGTGGCCGACATGGATGTCACCACCCGTCTGTCGGGGGCGAGCCTCAACCTGTTCTACGCCAGTTGGAACCGACTCCTGCGCGAGGTGGTTCGTCGGGTGGTCACAACCAAGAAACCTGACAAGGCCATCAATGACTTCTTTGCACGATGCGAAGCGAAGGGAGTCCCCAAGGAGTTTATCAAGACCCTCGACGTAGCCCGCACCAAAGCTGTTAGATCAATCGGTAACGGGAGCCACGCCAACCGGATGGTTGCCCTCAAGGAGCTTCAAGGAATCAGCGGCCAGTTCGACGACGTTGGCCGCCGCAACCTGACCCGCGACATTGTATCTACTCGTGTGGGGCATGACCTCGCCGACCGTTACGTTCCGGCTGAAGTTGAGAAGCGTCCGACTATTGATCTCAAGATTGCTTACTTTGAGAACCAGCAACTGATGGCGGGATCACAGGTTCCGGTTGTAGGGAACGAGTTGCACGGCACACATTTGGAAGTCCATGTTCCGGCCCTTAACCAGTTAATTGAACAACTCAATACAGGGGCAGCCGACCCGATGCAGGCGCTCCCTGCGGTGCAGGCATTCTACGAGCACGTTAGCCAGACGGTTCAACTCACGGCAGGCGACCCTGCCTTGGAAGGACTGGTTGGGCAGACCCAGCAAGTTCTCCAGTATGCCGAGGAGGTCATCAACAACACGATGAAGGCTCTCCAGAAGATGCAGCGGGACCAAGCCCAGCAAGGCGGCGAGGAAGGGCAACCACAACAGCCCCAACAACCTGATGCCAAGATGATGGAGCATCAGGTGAAGATGCAGATCGCCCAAGAGAAGGCGGAACTGGACATGTCCATCAAGCAGAAAAAACATGACCAAGAAATGGCTATACGGGATGCGAAGGCTGCGCTAGAATTCCGTGAAAACAGTGAACTCGAAAGAACTCCTTGAGCTACATGATGTCACTTGCCGCGAGTGCAAGGACATCATGCGAACAAAAAATTCAGACTACACGGGCGGCAAGGATGCTACCGACCCGTTTGCCAACTTCAAGAGTAGCGTAGTGATAGGCATTCACCCTGTCCACGGACTGCTGATGCGTGTCCTCGACAAGATCCAGCGAATCCGCTCGTTTGTGAACGACAAGGAACTACAAGTCCCCGACGAAAGTGTTGAAGATGCCTGTCACGACATTGTGAACTATGCTATTTTGGCAAAGGCAATGTTGCGCGAAGAGCGGAAGAATTCAGATGCCTAAAAAAGAGATAACGCCCCCAATCCCCCTCGACCGCTGGTATCGGGATCTGGTCACCGTCAAGGCCCTCCACGAGCTTCTGGAGTCGGATGCTTTCAAGAAAGCTGCGGCCACTCTGAAGGAAATAGCTGGACCCTCGTTTAATACTTTGCAAGATGAGGCGGGGAACGCACAGCGCCATGCTTGGTATGCTGGTTACCGTGACGCGCTAAATGATTTGTATAAATTAGCTAACCCGCCCGCAGATAAACAAACAAACATAACTCCAGATGAGTGGACCCACATCGAATGACGTAGCAGCCGAGGCTCCGGCAGCAGACCCCGTAGCAGAAGTAACCGCGAACGTCCCTGACGCTGGCGAGGATTCAGGAAATTCTTTCATGGATGCCTTGGATGTGGCTTTTGAAGAAATGACTTCGGACGGACCACAGGACGTTATTACTACTCCTGAACCAGAGCCGGAACCCACACCAGAGCCGGAGGCCGAAGCCGTCCAAGAGGACACCCCCGACCCCACTGCTAATCTTTCCGAGGACATCGGTGACGACTGGACCCCGAAAGCTGCCTCCCGATTCAAGCAACTGAAGTCTGAACTGAAGGACACCAGCACCGAGCTACAGACTCTCCGGCAACAGCAGGAAGAGTATGAACAAAAAATTAAAGAACTGTCTGGGCTGGCCGAGTCACAAGACGTTGAGGCGCTTCAGCAAAAAATTGCTGAATACGAACAAGCCCAGATGTTTACCAATCTGGAGCAGACACAGGCTTACCAAGAAGCGGTTGCGTTGCCCTTGCAGAATATCGTGCAGGAAGCCTCTGCTATTGCTGAGAGGTATGGGGCAGACTCTGATTCCCTCATTGACGCCATGTCCCTGTCCGACCAAGAAGAACAGGACCGCGCCCTGAACGACGTTTTGCATGATGTTTCTGACAGGGACCGCGCAAAAATTTATCACTTGGTTAACCAAATTGACCCCGTTCTTCAAATGCGGAACAACCTGTGGGAAAATTCAGACGCCGCGATGAAGGAGGCAGAACTCCTCGCGGAGCGCCAATCTCAGCACGCGGCGGCGGAAAACCTGCGCGTCCGGCAGGAAGTAGCCCAGAATGTGGCCGAGCGGGTCCAGCAGAAGCTCCCGTTCCTGTCTGGCGTCGAGGGGCTGGACATGGCCGCGATTCAGGAGAAGGCGGCTGAAGTAGACCCCTCCGTCATGCACCCTGTAGATTTTACCTTCAACTCGATTTCTGCACAGCTTCTCCCCACCGTGGTCCGTGAGTTCATCGCCATGCGGGCTGAGAATGCCACCCTGACTGACAGGCTGGCGGAATACGAGAGCGCGGAACCCACCATGTCTGGCAACACGCCGTCCTCCGGTCAGGTTGCTAGTGGCGCTGGGGCGGATTCTTCGTTTGAAGACGCCATCAATGCGGCGTTCGGGTCAAATAATTTGAACAGGTAGCCCCGCCTTGATTTTGACTGACTTTGTGGGAAAATAATCCCGCAATGTCTACCGAACCTAAACCGGATTCTAAGATTGGTCTTTACGTCGGCCTCGCAATTCAGGCGGCTGGGATAGTCTGGTGGGCGTCTAGCACTACTTCGCAGGTTCAGCACAACGATTTCCAGATCCAGATGATGGGTCGTGATGTGGCCAAAAACTCGGATTTTGTGGAAAAATGGCCCGCCGGAAAATGGGGCAGTGGCTCTCTCCCCGACGATGTCCGCCAGAACATGATGCTGGAATCGTTGGAGAAGCGGGTTGAGAAGCTGACTGAGGATTTATACAAGAGCAGGATTACTAGCGAGGCCGAATAATTTCCCTATTGACATTTTTGTATTCTTGGTTAAGACTGCCCCATACACGACGAGGTTGCTCTAGCCACAAGTAGTTCTACAAAGTTGCTGTTCTTGGGCTGAGTTCCAAACCATACCACCCGAACCTGTCGGTTGCTCTAGCCGTATAAGTAGTTCTAGTTAGGCAGCGTTCACCAATTCAGTCAGGCCGCTTTACGCCCCAACAAGGGGAGTGGCCTATCTTCTCATCCAACTTTTTACTTTTCAATACAATGGCATTCGGACCTCCCGGCTCACTAACCGGTCCCACGACTGGCGCAGGGGCTGACATTAACACGATTCTGACCCAAGAAGCTGGGCGGATTGGCAATGATATTCATAAAGCCACTCTGCACACCAGTCCTTGGATCGACCTCATCAAAAAAGCCGCCTTCCCTGAAGGAATGGGCTATCAACTCAGCACACTGGTTTATGACCGTGCGCTGCCTATCACGCCTTTGGCAAACAGCCTTGGGGCCTCTCCAGCCGACTCAGAAGTTGGCACGGATTGGTCTGCGATGGGCAATGACACGCTCGGCGCTTCTCGCGGGTTCACCGCCTTGCAGACTGACACGACTGCCTCGCTCCCAACTGAAGGCAGCAATGTTAACATCATCGACTTCTCCAAGCAGCTCAAGACTTACAGTCTCAGCCGCGCAGTAATCGAATCCCCGCGTATCAACGTCGAGGAACTTCGCTACGCTGTGCATCGCACCGAGCAGCTTCGGGCTATCATGGATCTCCTCAAGGAATCCACCCGTCAGTCTTGGGAAGATCGCTACCGCCAACAGTTTGGTATGCAGGCCGACAACGTGATCTATGCCCAAGCCGCTTCCTCTGTCTTCTCTACAGGGGCTGAAGGTAAAGCCCTCTACGGAGAGACAGGAGATGATCTTCTTAATGTTGACGATACCATCACTGATGGTGGCGATGGCTCCGGTTCAGGAGATACAGTCGGCACCGATGCCAACATCTCCAACGCAATTCTGGATAAAGCATATTTCCAGCTTGTTCGTAAAGGTGCTGGCAACAACGCCTACGGTCGTGAGAACGGACGCCCCGTGTTCACCCTTGTGTGTTCCTCGGAGGCTTCCTACCAACTCCAGACCGAAGCAGGTTTCCGCGATGACATCCGCTACAACAATGCCAAGGTCAGCGATCTCATCGCCCCCCTTGGTGTTGAGAAGTCCTTCAGGGGGTTCTACCACCTGATTGATGACATGGCCCCTCGGTTCAATGTCGCGTTGTCAGGTGACAATAACAACTTGGTTCAAGTCCCCGTCTATGATGTGGATCAGACCAATAATAAGATCGTGATGAACACGGCCTACGACAGCGCCGCTGTTGAAGCCGCATTCATTCTTCACCAAGATGTGATGGAGTCCCTGATTCCTACCCCTGTTGGTAATGTAAGTGGTCTCAAGTTTGATCCCGTGTCATACAAAGGCGAATTCAAGTGGACGAATATTGCCGATGTTATTCGCAATCCTGACGGCCAAATTGGTTTCTTCAGGGGGATCATGGCCAGTGCGTCGAAGCCGATCAAAACCGAATTCGGTTACGTCATCCTCTTCCTTCGCACCAGCAGCACCCCCGCTGCGGTCTAGGTTTAACTTGTGCGGGGTAGCGGCTTAACCCGTTACCCCGCGCATAACCCAACTACGATTATGCCTACTCTTGATGATACTCCCACTCTTGAAGAACTGGGGTCGAGCGATGTTGTTGCCGCCGACCTGATTCTTGTTTATGATGTGTCAGAGCAGAAAGTCAAAGCGATCTCTCTCACCAATCTCAAGGCCAGTACGTTGCTGGATTAAATTTCCACCTCCAACCCTAACCATAAATCCCGAACCCTGAGTAACCCTTCGGGGTTCGGGATTTTACTTTACGATTATGGCTGCCAAACCAAAGCCGAAGAAGAAAAAGGAAACGGAAACGAAACCTAACCTCGGCCCGTTGCCTCTCCAAGGCACACCGGACGACGAGCTAAGAGACCCGCAGAAAATTCTCGATGAAGAGGCCCGTGCGGCCCACCCTTCCCAAAAAGGATCAGAGACTGCTCCCAAACCCCGCGCCATAATCCATGACTACCTGAAGGGGCCGGAGGGGGCCGCTGTTAGGTTGCCCGCCAACATATTTGGGGGCGACTTTTCCCAAGAGCAACGCGACATGATCCTCACTGCGGGAGCCAAGCAGGGACTCGGGCCAGAGTATTTTCACGCCTCCAAATACGGTGTGGCAAGGGGAGCCGACGGGGAACCCCTCCCCAAGAAAGAAGTATACCTCCCTGCCTCAAGCTACGGGGCCGCTATGGTTGACCCCCGAACTGGAGATTACTTCACTGGCAACAACCAGTGGCTCGCACAAACGTCCGCGAAACTTCAGGCACAGGGGCTACCCGCGCTCATCCCTGAAGCGCAATATGAGCGGGACAAAGAATTCTACGAAAAAAAATATGTAGACGCGCAGTTCGACAAGCAAGGCATGTTGGACCCCGAGAGGGCCAAGACCTTCGCAGACTTCCGAGGCCGGATGCTCAGGAAGATGGCGCTCGACAAGCAAGCGGCTGAAGGGGCAGAGCCTGAACCAGCGGGAGAACCAGCGGGAGAACCGGCAGCGGACGATGTGGTGGTGGACCCAACGACGGGAAATATTTATACCGAAGCAGGAGGAGGAGAAGGGATACAGTTAGATCCTGATCTTGAAGCCGCACTGGCGCGGGATATTGCTCGTGGCAAAGCCCCTGCTCCTGCCCCTGCCCCTGCCCCTGCCCCTGCTGAAGAACTATATACGGCCCCTCCCTCAGAATTTGAGGGGGGCTACGCTGAAGATGAGGGTGTTGACACTTCCAAGATAACTGGGGCCGATTTACTTCCTTACGCCGGATATGGAGAAGAACCCGCCCCAGAACCAGACGACGAAGGCTTCGGTGATGATGATGACGGCGACGAAGCGGAACCCACCGTGTCGTTCTTCTCACCGGAGATGATAGAGCAGAGCGCAACGACTGTGTTTGAAAGGCTAACAGGCGGACCCCCAAAGGAGGGCGTTGACGAAGACGCCTTGGCCAAACTCAGCGCACACCTCAGTGACGAACGATTTGCCGACATGACCCCTTCCGAGGCACTTGAGGTTCTTAAAGAAGAAGGGTATGCCATCGGGTTAGGTGAAGGATTTTAACAATGCACCCCCACGACGACAACAAGAAGGGCGACATGGTCCCCGTGGACGCCCCTGAGAACAAGGGCGCTGCGCCCGAGGGGGGCAAGGTGGACGAGGGCCACGAGATGGTTCAGCACCAGCTTAACAACCTGAAGCAGAATGCCGATGCCCTGCTGGAGCACATGTCACAGTGCGAGTGTCCCCATGTCCATGAGGAATGGGTTAAAAAAAAGATAACCCTAGCTACGGATTATCTCGATTCAGCGCGAGACTACGTTTTCAGCAGTCACGGCGAAGGCGGCGACAAAGATCACGGAGACGATCACCATGATGAGCACGACGACGGCAGCGGCTTTATGGTAATGATCGAGAAGCGCCTGTCCCAGCGACAGCCTTGACCCTAAACTGGAAATCTGTAAACTGCTTTAACGTATGGCCGCTAAGTCAGTATCCCACACCGTGTCCCTGTCTATTGGCAATGTATCTTTGGCCTTTAATGATTCGTCAACTGTTTCGGCTGACCCAACAGATTTTTTGCTGGCCACGCAGACTGTCTCTACCAGTTACGAGGCGTTAGACGATGGTGAAGTTGACCCCGCTTCTTGTCTGGTCATGTTGCTTCTCAAGAACGAAAACACGACAGGATCTTCTGAGCTACAGCTATCACTCGACGAAGGGACAACCATTCACCTTGTCCTCCATAACGGGCAAACCAATCTGATAAGCATAGAGAACTACGGTAACGTGAGGATAAAAAGTAACACCGGAAACGTAGACGTTACTTACATGGCCGTCCAGATCGGTGCTGGTGACGCATAATTCAACAACCAACAATCATGGCAACATCCAATATCGACAAACAATCCTTCGGGGAGGCGGGGGCAACTATGCTCACTGGAACTGAAGGAGTGGTGAAAGAAATATGTGCAATCCTCGTCATCGAGGACACCATATTTGATGGCTACGATGACGACAGTGATGGCAGCTATACTGACGGGGACCATTCTAAATGGCCCGAACTCACCGATTCAGCAACCAACGGCAAAAAACTTCTACGGAGTGATTCTGCCGCTGATGGCGTAACTGTCCCTGCTGGAATTACTATTTACGGGCAGTTTGCCGCAGTTAAGCTCCGCTCTGGAACCGTCCTCTGTTACCACGCAGCCTAATGCGCTTAGGTCTGTCAGCGAAGATCGGGGCGAGTCCCCCGCCTAGATTGCTATACCACCCTAAAGCGGCGGCATACATGGATAAGGTGGTGGCAAATGATTCTTATGGATTCAGCACCGCGCAGAGGAGCGCAATATCTGATTTTTTCGACGCCCTCGATGCCAACAGCCTTGGGTCGGTAATCAAGAAGATGTTCTTCTTCGGCTTTTCGGTTAATGCCGGATTGCGCGATGTGATGAACCCCACCTCCACGGAGTCGTGGGCCGCTGCCC